TAGGATTGAAAAATGATTGGATTAATCTCGGTAAATTACCCGAAATAAAAAATAATAGTATTTTTACTTTAAAAAAATGGGTTAGTCAACAAACACAAAAGCAAGGACAAGCGCAACAAGGACAAGCGCAACAAGGACAAGTACAACAAACAGCTTCTGGTGGTGTTGGTGCGGAGCTTATAGAATTATTAAAATCTGCTCCATTTGGCGCAACGGTTCGTCAGCCAGAGGAGTTTGGAAAAGCTTTTGATGAAATTATTCAAGGAAAGAACTATACATTTCAAGGTAAATTTGGAAATATAAATTTTACACCAGATAATTTTGTTGAACAATTTGTTACCATTATAGACACAATAGCTGCTAAATTTGGGGAAGAAATTTTAAAAATTAAAGTTGAAGATTGGAATCAATTAAAAAATACATATCAACAATTTTATGACTTTAATACAAAAATTTATAATTTATTTCAAAAATATCCTAAACAGCTAAAATCTACAAACATAATTGCTCCTATGGGGCCAGAAGAAGAAAAGTATGGTTCTTATACGAGCGGTAATGCATCCATTGCTGCAACCAGAGATAAAAGTCGTGTTATTAATAATTTTCCAATAAAAGGAAAGAAAAGTTTTATTTTGAAAATTGCGGGCTATGGTGTAATAAGGGGTAGAAATGTTATAAAACAAATGTCAGCAACAATAGTTGATATAAAATAATTTCTTGACTTCTTAATCGAACCTGTATATGATATATTGATTGCGAGGTCAATATGTCTGTACAGGTTGATTATTTTTCGACTAGTCGTTTTCTAATCAAAAAAGATAAAGTAGAAAGATTCAAAGAATTAGTTGAACTTTTACGAGATGAAAGTAATACTGGTTCTGGGTATTACTCAAGTGAACATTATGTCACCCTAAAACAATTCGGAGAAAACGCTTTTTCTCTTCATACAGGCGGATATTGTGATGGTGGACCAGAAATTTGGGATACTATCATAAACGGTTTCAATCAAGACGAGTATAAAACCGAAGAAGAACAGAATGATTATAATGGCTCTCACTCAATCTTTACTTTAATTCAAGATATGCTTGAGGAAAACTCTTGGTTCTTTGTTGATTCTACAGGATTTGAGAAAGGAAATATTTATAATCATACTTGGTTTTATCATGCAAATGGTAAGATGGATGGTATAGATACGTGGAAACTGAAAAAGAACATTCTTGATTCTCATGGGATTAATGATAAGATATACTAATGAACAACTTCAAGTATAAAATTGGTGACTTAGTAAGTCTATACGATTGCGAAGAAGACTTAACTTTCTATGGATATGTGTCAGAAATTGCTTTTGACAATAAAACTAATATGAATATGTATGAAGTTTATTGGTTTGATGAAAAAACTTCCGATTATCAACCATTTTCATACCATGAAGAATTCGCTCTACAACCACACGGAGTAAATGATGCGCCCAACGTGGGATAGTGTTTGGTCCTCTTTTGCTTATACAATATCTCAGAGGTCAACAGACCCAAATTATAAAGTAGGTTGCGTTATAGTACCAGAGGATAATACGTCTGTATTGGCTCTAGGATATAATGGTGACCATAAAGGTGGACCAAATGTGCGAGATTCAGAAGAGTCTGGTCACTCTGGTTTTATTCATGCAGAAATAAATGCTCTTATTAAACTAGATTATAATAATCCAAAAAGAAAAGTAATGTATGTTACACTTTCGCCATGTTATATGTGTGCCAAAGCGATTATCAATGCAGGGATTAGCGAAGTGAGATATACTAATGAGTATAGAGACAAGTCTGGTATAGAGTTATTGGAGAGGCATGGAATTAAAACTACAAGATTATGAGATAGGCGATTTCATAAAAATTAATGATAAACATTTAGCTATAATAACAAACACGGATAAATTCTCTCTATATGCCACATGCATAAACTTTCCACATAAAGAAAGTCAATTATTTATAATTACTGACAAATTTCTACCCTATATCAAAAAGGTAACTCATGCATAATATTTCTACTATTTTTTCTCTTGTCGCTCGATTTGCTTTTACTTATCTGGGTGTATCTGAGTGGTTTAGTCCTACTCCAGATAGAATCTTTTCTATCCTTTGTTTTGTTATGGTATCGTGTATTTCTATTGAACGCGATATTGTAGCAATTCGTGGAGCTTTTGAAACACTTGTAGATGTTAAAAAGCAACTAGAAAAAGATGAAGGCACTAATTAATACATGAACAATTATAAATGGTATAGCTTTGTTAACGAAGCAACAGAACAAATTATTTATGAAGTTACATATTTGATTCAATACAAGACAGCTACTGAATCTTCTATTAACTTTTTAAAGGTTAAGGACGAGATTCGTTCGATAGAAAATGTAACTGTAGTAAAAACTACAGAAGAAACACAAATACTCTCTGGTTATGAGTACAGAGATTTGATTATTAAAGTCGCTTTGGAACCAACTGTCAAGATTAAAGACGAATTAAACGAAAAAATATTGCCAAGACTTAAACTTGTTGACGAAATTGACATTGTTAAGTTAACTTCAATTGTGAGAATCAGCGAACGTTAATAGCTTGACATTTTTTCCATAGCTCTTATATTATGTAGGAGGGAGAATAATGTCAAAAGCTTTTGAAAAGATTAAAGAGTCTCATGCTCTAAGCATTTTGCAATCTCAATCTAAGCTTAAAATAACATACCCCTATGAAAGACTTAAAGGCGAAGGATGGGGATTCTTCGTTAACATTGAAACCAAACAAATGGTCAAAATTACTTTAGGCAAACAAGTTATGAGAACAACAAACTATCCAGATAAACGTGGATATCATCTTGTTATTGCAGAAAATCAACCAATTTTAGTTCCACAAGAATTAATAGAAGACATAGGATATAACTAATGAAACGATGGTACACAGGAAATGGGAATCCAACTACCCTAGATGCGATTCATAATGCAATTAAAAAACATTCTAAAACGAATGGTAAAGTTTATATTGGAAGTGATTCGTTTGTGCATAAAAAGAATTGTATTTTATCCTCAGTAATTTGCCTTTATAACGAGGAACAAAGAACTGGTGGTATTTACTTTTACTCTAAAGAAAATCTATTACGACGAGATTTTCCAAACCTAACCACAAGGCTTATTCACGAAGCTACCAATTCTATTCAGCTAGGCATGGAGATAAGTGAAGAGATTCCAAATGTTAGATTAGAATTGCACCTAGATGTTAACTCAGATAGAAAGGCTGCTAGCAGCAAACTAGCAGATAGTCTTTCTGGATATGTAAAGGCTTCTGGGTTTGATTGTAAGATTAAACCAGAGGCTTGGGCAGCATCTACTATAGCCGATAAACATTCAAAGTAAATAAAACTCTATAACAACATAAAGCCACCTACTTACTGTAGGTGGCTTTATGTTTTCAATAAACAATATTTTTGGTTACTCTCAATATGTCAAATTAAAGGTTGGTGACCTAGTTAGTTGGTCAGAGTTGACAGATTATAACGGCCTTGCTATACCAGAGAAAATAAAGAAAATTGGTGTTATAAGTTCATTATATCTTGCTTATCGTGGAGATAGACAAGTAGCATTAGCAAAAGTATTGCAACTATCCGATGGTGGTAGTGAAAAGGAAATATTAGTCATTTCTCTTGAAATTGTTAACAAAACAAGAGAAAGTTTGAATATGTAAGCTATTTATAAAGAAAGAGGATTATCAATGAGAAAGCTCCGTATTGTTTTAAGTGAAAATAAAAAATTAATAAAAGAAGCTAGCTATTTTACAGGCAGAGCTTTTCAAATACATAAAAAATTAGAAGAAACTTTACAAACAAAAAAACCAGATGTATTTAGAGATATTCAAGGCGTAGCAGCATACACTAGCGGACACCCTGCTTCCTCAGATACAGAAGACTATAATAAAGTAGGTACAATTATTAATAATTTAGATAGTGCTTTAGGTGGAACTACCTTCACTAAAGAATTAAATGAATTTCAAAATGTTAATTTATTTATGAACACTTTGGGTGAAACACGAGATTATGCTAATACATTTGCTGAATTCTATAGAGCTACTATACTTCCTTTTTATACTGATGAATTATTAAATGATACTAAAAGATATTATAATTTAATTCAAACTGTAGACAATTTATTCGGTAGACAATTGAAGTTAACTCTTCAAACAATAGATGGTTACACAAAAAAATTAAATGCTGGTGAAGGTGAACCAGATTGGAAAAAGTTTTTTGTTTCTGCTAGTGAAAAACAAAAAAAAGAATTGGTTACTTTAATAGCAAAAGCTTTAGGTAGTTTTATGAGCAATATTGTGCAATATAAAATTAGCTCTGAGCGTTATGCTAATATTTTAATCAAACAATTGGAGGGTGGTGCAGAGGGCAGCAGTACAACCACAACACCCACCACAACCACCCCAACACCGCCAGAAGGTGCAGGAGGTGCAGGAGGTGGTGGAGGTGGTGGAGGAGAACCACCACCAGAAGGTGCTGGTGGTGCTGGCGGTGAACGTCCACCAGCAGGTCCACCTACTACGTCTAGAGAGATACCAGTATCTACAGACCTCTATAGAGCTTTAAGTGCTTCTGTTCCAAGATGGGCAACTGCTTCAATATTAAGAACATTAAGAGCAGAGTTTGAAAGAGCAGGTATTCCTGTGAGAGAATCATTAGATTTATCTAATAGAAATCTTACTGCTTATGATATTTTATTAAATGAACAAATTAATATATTTTTATTAAATGAGGGTGCCGAAGATAATAAAACTGATGCAAGAAGAGCATTCTTAAAAAGATTTAACAATGCAAATACAAAAGAAGAATATGAAAAAATTAAAAATGATTTAGATTCAAACAGATTTAGTAAAGAATTATATAGAGAGCAAGGAATTAAAGGCGTTATTCAAGCTGCTGAACTTAGAATAAAAAATTCTACACCAGCTAAAGAAGATACTCCTACCACCACTACCGAACCTTCTGCACCAGAAAAAGAAGATTCTCCACCATCTTCTCCAGAAGGTAATGTAGATTATTACCAAAAATATATTGTTGATGAAGCAAAAAGCCAAGATTGGGAAGGTAAAATTGATGATATTATCAAAAAAGGTATTAAATTTGATAAAAAATCATTTAAAGATGAAAAAGGTGTAGCTGGCGGCAAAGAAGAGTCAGTTGGTGGTCAAGAAATTTCTGGCGGTATTGAATTAGCTTTAAGAAAGTATGCTGTACTTTTGTCACTAGCAAGAAAGAAAGTAGAAGCAGAGGTTTCCAAGAAAGCAGGTAAAAAACTTGAAATAAGCAGTCCAGAGTTTGATAAAGACTTTAAGGAAAAATATGGAGATTTAATTCAAAAAGTACAGCATGTAACCAAGATGGTTCAAGGAAATTATCAAGATAAAACATCTTCAAGAGAAATAACTGACCCAAGAGCTGTTGAAATTCATGTTGCTGGGGCTTTTCCAGAAGAACTTGGCTTTACTCCAAGCTTTATAAAAACCATCAAAGCAATGATGGGAGAAGTTGCAAAGAAAATACAAGAACCAGAAAAAAGAGAATACCTAAAGGGTCGTTCTGCTGGTCTAGTAAAATCTGGTCCAAAAGGAACCAAACAATTAGATTCTAAGAATCTTACTAAATTAATAGATACATTGCAACCAAATGAAAAAAAAGGTGAAAAGCCATTAAATGCTCAAACCAAACAAGCAGCCATAAACATATTAAGAAAATTCTTATCAAACTATGGTGTTAAACTAGCTGAGTCTCAAGTCTTGAGAATTGTCAATAATTTAATTGTTGAATCTAATAAACATAAAAACGTTTTACGAGAATATCGTGAACATGTTGAATCCAATTTGCTTCCATATATGCAGAAGCAAATTGGATTCAATAGACCGCCAACCATTAACTTCATTGACGACCCTATTAATGCTCAAAGCCCATTTGCAAAAACTGCTTATTATGACCCACAATCAATGGAAATTACGGTCTATACTACCGATAGACATCCAAAAGATATCATGCGCTCCGTAGCTCATGAAGTGATTCATCATGCACAGAACTGTCGTGGTCAATTAGACCCACAAAGAATGGGAGAGGCATCAGAAGGATATGCACAAAAGAACCCATACCTTCGTAAGCTTGAAGAAGAAGCTTATTTATTGGGCAATATGACATTCAGAGATTGGGAGGATGGTATGAAAAACAAGCAACTAAATGAAGCACATGACTGTAACAAGGTACATCCAAACAAGTCTCATGCTGCTTACAAACGCGATGATGAAGCAAAGAAACAAGAGAAGCCTCTTGATGAATGGATTAACGAAGAGCGTTGGGACTTATTGATGAAACGCTTTAAGATTGTATCAGAAAAACGCTTTGCAAACGACCCAAAATTAGATAAAGATGGTGATGGAAAGCCAAAATGGGCAGATGAAGATGATGATGAAGCAGAAGTAAACGAAAAAAAGCTTTCTAAGTCTGAAACAAAAGAGAAAGAAAAAATTGTTAAGGGTATGAAAAAAAGCAAAGAAGATTTTGAAGAGAGATATCCCGGTCGCGGCAAAGAAGTAATGTATGCTACCGCAACCAAAAAAGCAATGGAGAAAAAATAAAATGAAAGCCACTAAATTGTTTAGATTAAGACAACAATGGGCAAAAACAGCAGAAGCACTAACAGAAGCTGTTAAAACAACAGTTGATGTTGTTACTGAGACAGCCAAAGAAGAAGTTGTTCAACCAGTAGAACAAGCTGTTGAACAAGTTAAAGAAGTTGTAAAGCCAAAAAAACAATCTAAAGTAGAAGTTAAAGAAGCTAAAGATGAAACAATTACTGAATAATATTACAAGAAGTTTTATAATTAATGAAGGTCGTAGTGAGCCAAGTACGCGCTCATACCTTCAGTCTATAACAGAGATTATAAACTCTATTTCGCCAAAGTCAAGGACAGATGAAAGAAGATTAGAAATAGCTAAAAGTCATTTGCTTGAAGTAAGAAGAAGTGTTATGAAGTTGGAAGAAAGAGTACAGGTTCTTGAAGAACAAGTCAAGGTCTTGGAAGAAGAAAAAAATAAAGATAAGGATATAGTCTAATGCTCCTAAAAGAAGGTGGTGCTGCTGGGCACTTACAACATTTGTATGACAATCGTGACTTGACATACAATGAGTTAGAGTCTATTCTAACAAAAGCATCACAAGGAAGCTTAATTGGAACTGAAAAGACTGATGGTTTCAATATCTATCTTGGCTATAATGATGGTAGAGCAAAGGCAGTACGAAATAAAACAGATTTTAGAAACAATGGTATGGATGCTCGCGATTTAATGAATCGTGAGTTTAAAGGTGGCGAAGGTATTAAAAAGATTTATAATGATGCGTTTGCGGCGTTTGAACAAGCAGTTCAAACACTTTCAGAACAAGAAAAACAAATATTATTTGGAAAAGACGGCAGAACCTTCTTAAATACAGAGATTATGGCTGGCTTGACAAACGTAATTAACTATGATAGAAATGCTTTGTCCATACACCGTTCTGGACACAAACGTTACAAGCCAGAAACAGACGAAATAGAAGTAATACCACCAGAAGAATTATCAAGAATATCACAAGTATTAGATAAAGCAACAGATAGATTTGAACAAGCACTATCTGGAGTTAATTTTAGAGTACAACAAACAGCATTACAGAAGTTACAAGGTGTCTCAGATAAAACAATATTAGACAATGTACTGAAACAAATACAAGATGCAGGATTCAGCGGTGATATGACCGTTGGAGATTATATGTATTCTCGCATATATCCAGCAGTTGCCCAAGAATTGGGAGACTTTCCTAAAGTAGCAGAGCAATTAACCAATAGACTACTTGGAAGACCAGCTAGTAATTTAACAGTATTAAAGAAAGAAGTAGGAAATCAACAAGTATTTATAGATAAAATAAGTAATATATTAGCTCAAGAAAAACAATTATTATCTCAAGCAATAGAACCAATAGAAAATGCTATACATGATTTTGCAGTTGAATTACTTAAAGGCGTACAATCAGCTTATGTTTTAAATCAAGAAGATGAAGTAGGAAGAATAAAAGCAGAAGTTGCAGATGCAATTCAAGCAATTCAAGCATATGAAGGCGAAGGTAAGGAAGAAGCTTGGGGTATATTAGCAAAACAATTAAAGAAATTAAAGAATATAGAAAACGTAAACACATCGGTAGAAGGATTTGTGTTTCAAATTGGTGACCAAGTTTATAAATTCACAGGCAACTTTGCTCCTGTAAATCAGTTACTAGGACTATTCAGATATGGTAGAGGAAATCTACCACCACTTAAGAAATCAGCAGTTAATGAAGTATTAGACCAAGTTGGAAAACAATTAATTGCAATATATCCCGGTCGTTTTCACCCATTTCACAAAGGTCACAAAACAGCTTATGATGCATTAGCTAGTAAATATGGACCAGAAAACACTTATATTTTTACAAGTGGTAAGGTAGAATTACCAAAGTCTCCATTTACATTTGAAGAAAAACTTAAGATGATGCAATTAGCTGGTATTGACCCACAAAAAGTTGTTCGTGTTAATACTCCATATCATGCCAGAGAAATAGCATTTAACTTTTCAGATAAAGACCCTACAAAAACCATAGTTGTTTACGGTGTCTCAGAAAAAGATATGAGAGAAGACCCAAGATTTGCATTTAAAGCAAAGCAAGATGGTAGTCAAAGTTATTTACAACCATATGCAGAAAACTATATAGAAACAATGGATAAACATGCTTATGTAACAACTGTTCCAACAGTTCAATTTAATGTTCTTGGAGTACCCGCTACATCTGCATCAGAATTAAGAAGACAGTTTGCTTCATTAAATGAAGAAGACCAAGTTAAATTTATTACAGATTTATTTGGAAATTATAGTGAAGAAGTTCATGCTATAATGAGAAATAAATTAATGCCACAAGGCGTAAATGAAGACTTGTTTATTGATGAAGTTATGAATATACTACTAGAGATATCTCTTGGTGGAGGAGGCGCAGTTGAAGGCGCACCAATGATAAGTAACAAAGAAAAACCAAGAAAATATAACAGTAATGAACTGATAGACCTAGTAAACAAGGAATTAGAAAATGAATAACGAAGAACAAATGCTTAGACAATACATTCGTCAAGCAATTAGAATTAATCAAAATAGAAAATTAAACGAAGAGCGTAGAAGAATTCACGAAGAGAATAAACTACGTCATATCATTCGCAAACTATTAACAGAAGCTGGTGAGGACCAACCAAAACATGCTTCAACAGGTATAAATGTATTAGAAGATTTATTAAAGAAGATTATACCAGTAATTCAAGCCGATTTTAAAATTCTCACAACATCAGAAAATCAAAGAAAGTCATTTAGGTCACACATTCTTAATGCTGTGCAAAACTCTCTTTCTACTGAATATATGTATGTTGCTTCAAAAATTGAGGAAGCCGTTACAATTGGTGCTGGAGAAGACGGTAAACTAGGTATTTCAGATGAAGAAAAGTTTATTGACGTTCTTGGAAGTGACGAAACACCAGAAGAAGAGCAATTATCACCAGAAGACCAATTCTCACAAGGTCTAGAAGGTCAAAATCTAGACACTACTGGTAGAAATATGGCTATGCAAACTTATAAGAAGATTGAGAAATCTATTGCTGATGCATATTCATTATTAGATGATAATAAAGATAGAGAGTTATTCTATGATTATCTAATAACAAATCTTAAACTTTATTTTGATAAGTTTGAAGAAGAAATGGATGCAGTACCAGAAGCCGAGCCAACTACTCCAGAATACGAGCAAGAAAAGAAACGTAAGGCAGAAGAAGACCAAGGTACAGCAGAGCCATTAGCTGGCACAGGACCAGAAGAAGAGGCACCAGCCCCTCCTCCACCAGCATAGAGTGATTGATGCATTGGGCGAAAAGAGATAGAACAATAACAAAAGGTGTCTATTACCGATTTTCTCATGCTGATAACTTAAGAAAGCAAAACAAATCTTCTCCAGAGTTTGAATTTATGTTAAATAATCTTACTCTGGAGGAGATTGTTGCTTTAAAGCTAGAACTAACAAGTAAATCTATAAATTATAAATTGTCTGGTATGAAGTTGTGGACTTCTATACCGTTTTTCTGTAAACAAGCAATGCTAAACTATGCTGCTTCAATATGTAAGTCGCATCATGAGGCAGCATTATTTTTAGGGCTAGATTATTCGCAGTATCTTGAGATATTGAAAAAGTATGGTAGCGAAGAATTGCTTAAGCTAAAAGCTAAAAAATAAACTATTTATATACATGGATTGTCATTACAAAAGTGGCGATGTTATTGACGTTACGAGCGTCGAAGATATGGCGCAGTTAAAAAACCCAGAATGTATAATTGAACAAGGTGTTGTGCTTCGCTTTTATATTACGGAGCAACAAACAGATATTGTATTAGATAATAAACCAGAGGTGCAAAAAGATACATTTAACCCCAAGGAGGTGTCAATTGCTATGGAACCTGTTAAACAAGTAGAACAACCACAACCCGTCCAAGCCCCACAGGAGGCTCCACAAGCTCCTGTAGCTGTCGTACCTGTCCAAGCCCCACCCGTTGAGACACATGCAATTGTAGGCGAGCCTAGTGCGGCTCCTTTCGATATCAATGCGATACTCACATCTACAGGCGGCGGCGGGGGCGTTGCTATAATATTAGCAATCCTCGCTGTAGTTGGTGGTGGAGCAGGTTGGAAATTCTATCAAAAGTTTGCTGAACAAAAGCACGAACAAGAAATGAAAAAACTTGAAATCCAAGCACAGGCTCAAGGTCTTAATGGTGCCCAACCACCACCATGCCAAGCCGCTAACGCTGCATTAGAAGCAAAGTTGGCTGCTATTGAGGGTAAACTAGTTTCTGTAGAAAAGAAAACTTCTTCATTTTCTGCTGGTTTTGATGCAGAAGATTTAGAAGGAAGACTAGTTAAGTTGGAGAAAAAAGTCAAAGGCACAGCAGGTAGACCTCCAAAGGAATAAAAACAATGAGTTTAACAGAACAACAAAGACACGCGATTGATTGTGTCGTAGCAATATTTGAAACAGGCAAAGTTCCATCAGCTAAATCATATGGCACTTGCTCAATTCTCAATGATGGAGCAGGTATTTCATATGGCAAGCATCAATGTACTGACAAAGCAGGTTCATTAGACCTTGTTTGTAAGCGTTATATTGAATTGGGTGGACAACATGCCGAGCCACTAAAGCAATATATGGGTTATCTTGCAACAAACGAGTCTGCTAAGTTCAATAATGTTACAGCAAATTACCCAGCTTGGTTAAATTCATTAATCAATCTTCTTAAATCTGCTGGTGACGACCCTCTAATGAAGCAAGCACAAGATGAAGTATTTGACAAAAACTACTGGCTACCAGCAGTAAATCATTGTACAAATATTGGAATCAAGTCTGCACTTGGTCATTTAGTAATTTATGATACATGCATTCACTCTGGTCCCGGAAGAGTTAGTTCATTAAGACAATTGTTTCCAGAGAAATCACCAGCTAACGGTGGCGATGAAAAAGCTTGGGTTCTTGCTTTCTTAAATGCTAGAAGAAATTGGCTCGCTGGCAACTCAAATCCATTAGTTCAAAAGACAGTTTATAGAATTGATGCTATGAAAGCTTTGGCTGATGCTGGAAAGTGGGATTTGGCCGCTCCAATGACCGTTAGGGGCGTTAAAATAGGATAAAATATGAAGATAAAGATAAAAGAATCTAAACAAACCAAACTTAAAGAAGCAATTGTAGTAGATAATGTACCAAATTCTTTATCTTCTGGGTTTGTTAAAACATCATTTTTGGCAGAATTGTTTAGATTCTTTCATCTAAGTTCTTTTTCCCTTCATAGGTCAAAAGATACATTTACATTTAATCCAAGAGTTACAAGCAGACCCTACGAAGACTCAGATTCCTTTGTAATCGAAGACAATTTCACACCACGTATTTCTTTGGCTACTTCTATCGAAGATGCCACAGAGGCATTGGTTGCAAGTCAAAGCGAACATTATTATGTATATGCTAGTGATATTGAGTCAGAATTGGGAGATGAAATACCAGAATCTGAACTTATTCATCTCCCAGTACAAATGATAAAGTGTAAAGAAGATTTATCAACAGATGATAATGAATATGGTCCACAATTTAATATGGTAAAATATTTAGCAGCTAAAAAATTGATACCAAAGAAAAGAAGAAATGAAAGAGAGATTGATTATTTTCAAAGAACTGATGCTACAGCATATGATTCTCCAAGTAGATTACCTCCAGAACATAAGAATAAATTCTTTGCATGTGTACCAGATTCTGAAGAAACTAATGAATATTGGTCAACAACTGATACCAAAATGTATTATTTAGGCACACACCACGCAAATAGTGGTGTTGTTCGCCTTTCTGCTCATGGTAGAAGACTAGTTCGTACTATTATGAAAGACCAAGGATACGATATTCCTTAAAAAATTCCTTGACACCTTCTTGTGGGGTGTTATAATCTATCTATCGTTGGGGTGTCGTCAAGTTGGTAAGACAGCAGACTTTGAATCTGCTTACCGAAGGTTCGAGTCCTTCCACCCCATCCACTTTACTTGGAGGCCAAATGGCTAAACAGTTTGACAAGTCTGAGTTTAAAACCAGAGTAGCAGAGAAAGAAGCTAATGACCAATTGGAAGATTTAGCACACCTTCAAGAAAAAAAGAAACGTCTAGGACGTTCTGAATTATTTAAGAGAGTAGAAAATGAGCCACAAAGCAGCACATAGTCACGGTAGACGTAGGCGTAAATTAGGTTCCAAGAAACGACGCGCACGTAGACTTCGCAAATAATAAAAATCCTCCTATTTACTTATAGATAGGAGGATTTTTAATTGGTATATGTTATTGATATAATCACTTTCATCGACGGCAAAACCATCATAAATGGTGTTAAAAAAGACAGCATGGGAGTTGAATATGGCTACATGCTTGATTTTCAATCAATAGAAGAACTAGAAGCCGCAATGCGTAAAAGATGGGATATCAAAGGTAATATTAAGATTGTAAAAAACGGAATACAAATTGGAGTTTTGAATGGGAGCTTATGATACAGTAATGGTTTCTGGTGGATTTGACCCAATCCACAAAGGTCATGTAAGAATGATTTTGGAAGCATCACAATATGGAGATGTTATCGTTGTCGCAAACTCAGATGAATGGCTAACTCGTAAAAAAGGTAAACCATTTATGTCATGGGAAGAAAGAGCAGAAATTTTGAGTGCTATCAAAGGTGTTACTAAAGTAGTGCCCGTAGATGATTCGGATGGTTCTGTTTGTGAAGCAATTAGAACACATAAACCAACTTATTTTGCAAATGGTGGTGATAGGATTAGCGGTAACACCCCAGAAGTTGAATTGTGCAAGGAAATGGGTGTAACCCTTATTTGGCGTTGTGGTGGTGAGAAGATTCAATCATCATCAGATTTGATTTCTAATGCCAAAACAATTGAGGGTAAAAAAACTTCTTGACATTAGTTTAAGAATGGATATAATAGTGGAGTATTGGAAAGGTGACCGAGTGGTTTATGGTAGCGGTCTTGAAAACCGTCGTTGGCTAATACCCAACCGTGAGTTCAAATCTCACCCTTTCCGCCACTATGCTCTATAAAATTATTGACTTATTATTTATAATTGCAATAGAAATATTGCTTAATGAAAAGTATTTTTATACTTTTATGGCTATTTACATGGCCCTTGTAACGGGTTTGATATATAAAATATATAAAATGGAGAAAGAAGATGATTAGTTTGATTTTAGCACTCCTAATTGGATGTACCGCTGGAAAGGAAGATTCTAGCGGAGTTGACAGCGTTGCAGATTCTGCACAAGCTGCTGAATAATATAAAAAGGAAAAAAACATGTTTACACTTATTATGACCGCTCTTCTCGCTTGCACACCAGAGAAGGCAGCAGAACCAGTAGCACCAGTTGCTACACCACCAGTTGTTGTCGAGGCGACACCAGCACCTACAACAGAGACTGAGACTGTAACTACCGTGGTCGCAACCACAGAAGCAACCGCAGGTACACCAGCAACTGTAGTCACAACTACACCAGCCGCAACTACTACTAGCGCAAAGTAATAAAGTAGAATAAGATTCCTATTGCGCCCCACGGCTCCCAACCGTGCAATCTGTGAAAGTCAGATGGTCAATAGGAATTTTTTTATTTAAAAGGAGCAAAATGCGTACCAAAACTCGTCGTAAGCGATATAATGAGAAGATTGCAAATGGATTTGTTACAAATTTTCCAATTTCTCTATGTGCTATTAACTTTCAATGTGATGAAAACCTAGCATACCTAATTCGCACCGCTGCTTGTTTTGGCTCAGAGAATCTGCATGTTATTGGTTCTCTTCCAAATTATGAGGAATTGCGTAGAAAATCTGGCACTCTAAATCATTATGTGAATATGCATCAATATTCAACACCTTCGCAATTCCTTGATTACGCACGCCAGACAAAAATGAAAGTTATTTCAGCGGAGCTTGATGATGAAGCTAAGAACATTCATTCTTATGATTTTGTTGATGCTGTTACTCGTCATGGACATATTTGTATTGTAGTTGGTAATGAGACAACAGGAGTTCCAACAGAAATTTTGGCTAATAGTGAGAAGATTTATATTCCCATGCCCGGTGCTGGGTTTTGTTTAAACACTAGTCAAACTGCTAATATTATGATGTATGAAGCAGTAAAGCAGATTACTAATAGTAGTTTTGCACTCAAGGCCAAAGTTCGCTACGGGTATGATACAGCCGTCTTCCACGATTAACAACTACTTACATAGCCAAAGGAGGAACAGGCATGTTATTATTTTTACTTTTTGGTTGTATTCAAGAACCAAAAATAGAAGTGGATACAGGGCAATGTGAAGCTTCTGTGACCGATGTTGCAAAAGGATTAACAATAGAGCAATATGAAGTATCAGAAACTATTGAAGAGGAATTAACGCAATTAGAAATACCACAAAATATTATTGCTGCTGCAATAGTTAATGCAATTGCAGAAAGTAGCTTAAACCCAGATGCAATTGGTGATGGTGGTAAGGCAGTTGGAGCCTTTCAGTTACATAAAAAAGGTCTTGGAAAAAACTTATCAGTAGATGATAGAAGAAACATATATACAAATACCAACGTTATTGGTATACAGATATTGAAAAATGATAAATTATTTGCCCTTAATGAAAATGGAGAAGAAATACCAGAATTAAGTGCAGTTTTTGCCGAAGAGATTATGAAACCAGCAAACATAGAAGATAGAAAAGAAGAGAGAAGAAAAATAGCAAATAAAATCTTCCCAAAAAGACTTTAACGCATTGACAACCATTTATTAAGATAATACTATTTAATGTACATCGAGAGATAAATGGCAAAGAAAACATACGTGCTAGATACTAGCGCATTGATTACAGATACAGATTGTGTTAATAGCTATGGTAACAACGATATTCTTATTCCAATCAAAGTATTGGAAGAATTAGATAAGCACAAAAAACGCCAAGATTTAGTTGGAGCGAGTGCAAGAACTGTTATTCGGTTCTTGGACTCGCTTCGTACTAGAGGTTCATTGTATGAAGGTATTAGACTTGGTAAAGGAAAAGGAGTTCTTAGAGTCAAGGGATATAATCCAAATATGGAATTCCCACCAGAATTAGACCTAGATGTACCAGACCATCAAATCCTAGCAGTAGCTTTGAGTGAAAAAACAGATTCTAGAAAAGTTATCGTTGTTTCTAACGATATTAATATGCGAGTTGTTTGTGACTCTATTGGTATGGAATCGGAAGATTGCAATCCAGAGAAAGTAGTAGAGTCTGGTTCAAGCTTATTTCATGGATTTACAGACGTTTTGGTTGATGATGAATTTATTGACAGGTTTTATTCAAACGAAAGAATGGAATTGCCAGAACAAAAAGAGAGATTGTTTCCAAATCAGTATCTAATGCTTATTTCTTCATATGATAATAAGAAAACGGCACTAGCAAAATATGTCGGACCAAATCAACCATTATCAAAATTAGCAAATCTTGGTAAAAAAGGTGTTTTCAATATTAAACCAAGAAACAAAGAACAAAATTTTGCTCTTGATTTATTGATGAATACGGATATTCCATTAGTTTCTATTGTAGGCAAAGCAGGTTGTGGTAAAACAATGTTAGCCATTGCCGCTGGATTGGAACAAACAATCGGAGTAGACAATAAATACTCTCGTTTGATTGTTTCTCGCCCTGTTCAACCTATGGGCAAGGACATTGGTTTCCTTCCGGGTACTTTAGAAGAGAAAATGTCTCCTTGGCTTCGTCCAATTCAAGACAACTTGCAATTTTTGATGGGTAATGATAAAGTAACTCTTGAAATGTATATGCAGAAAGGAGTTATTGAAATTGAAGCAATCACATATATTCGTGGACGCTCAATAGCGAACGCCTATATCATCATAGACGAGGCACAGAACTTATCCATGCATGAGATTAAAACCATCATCACTCGCGTTGGAGAGAACTCCAAGGTGGTTCTAACGGGTGATATAGAGCAGATTGACAATGTATACGTTGACGAGACTACAAACGGTCTTACCTACGTTGCAGAGAAATTTAAGCCATATGATTTGGCTGGGCATATAACATTAATGACAGGTGAGCGTTCTAAGGTCGCTACACTTGCTTCAAAGATACTATAAGAGGTTAAAATGGAAAACGATACACTTAAGGAAACAGTTGAGGCTGTAAATCCTATGAAAGAATGGCTTGTTAATTATGTTGGTGACAAGTACACACCAGAAAATGGTGAAATCACCGTAGAAATGGTTGTTGAGGCAATGGCAGAAGAATTTCCAGAGTTTGTATTAGCTCTTGCACAGGAAAACTTCATTCGTGGCTACCAACAAGCCCTTTATGATGTAGATTATGGACCGCTTAAAGGTGGGGCAACAAATGTCAGCGAACAAGAGCCAGTTGAACTTACGTAATTATATAAAAGAAAGTAGCGAAAAGACAAAAAGCAATATGAAAGAAAAAACTTTTATTAATGGAATCACAGTTTATATAAAAGATGAACTTCCAAAAGAAATAGATTTAGATGCTGCTTTGTATAAACTTAAAAAAAGAATACCGTCGCATTTATTTTCTGGATTAGATGTAATTTACGTTGGTCAATTTGATAAGTTAAAGAAAAAAGCATTTAACGCGGCATTTATGGATGGAGCTATGTACATTTCCAATGTACAGACCAGTACAGACGATATGTTAGATGATTTTATCCATGAATTAGCACATTCGATTGAAGAAATAACAAATTTTGATATTTATTCTGATAATTCTATCAATAATGAGTTCTTAGCTAAGAGAAAAAAGCTAAAAGAAATATTAGCAATGAATGGGTACGATGTAACCAAGCAAAATTTTGAGAATATTGAATATAATGAAAAATTTGATATGTATTTGTACGAAGAGATAGGGTATCCAATATTAACGACCCTTACTGCTGGTTTATTTTGCTCTCCATATGGTGCAACATCAGTAAGAGAATATTTTGCCAACGCTTTTGAACACTACTTCATGAAAGAGGTGGTATTGGTAAAGAAAATATCACCAAAAGCATATAAAGCTATAATTCAATTAGCAAGACCAGAGTATTTTGAAGAATTAAGTGTTGACTCAGAAGACCAATGGTGATATAGTATATATCTAACTGGAAGGTCATATGAGTTCTCATATCTCATTCTCCGAACTCAAGGTTTGGGATGAATGTTCTTTTAAGCACAAGCTTCAATACGTTGATAAAATCAAGGTTTTTAATTCTAACGAATATACTGTATTTGGAACCGCTATTCATGAAACTAATGAGCGGACACTTCTCAAAGAAATCGACAAGGAAAAGGCTTACGAGTATTTTCTTGAGGTTTTTGTTAGAGAGGTGTCCGCTATTAATATTTTGGACAATAGTAAATCTGAAAAGCTTGTAAATGAAATGAAGACACAAGCCAAAGGTATTCTCGCAGACGTTTATCCTGCTATGGAAAAGTATTTTGGCGAATATGAGGTGGTGTCAACCGAAGAAACACTTATGGAAAAGATTAATAATCTTGACTTTGAGTTTCTATTCAAGGGTTTTATCGATGCAGTAATTAAAACTTCCGATGGTAAGTATCATATCATCGATTGGAAGACTTGCAGTTGGGGCTGGGACATTCAAAAGAAGACTGCTCCAATGACCACTTATCAGCTTACATTCTATAAGCAGTATTTTGCACAGAAGCACAATATTGACCCCGATATGATTGAAACTCATTTTGCGCTTCTCAAGCGTACTGCTAAGAAGAGCCAAGTTGAACTGTTCAAGGTATCTAGCGGAGAAAAAAAGACAAAAAATGCTAATACCCTCTTGACAAAGGCTATTCACAACATTAAAAATGGTACGTATGTAAAGAACAAACTTGCTTGCTCAAACTGCGAGTTTAACAATACAGAGCATTGTCCAAAATAGGAATCACATGGATAAAAAAATTAAGATATTAACACTATCCGACCACCCAATGTCACCCTCTGGTGTCGGAACCCAATCTAAGTATATCATTGAGGGTATGTTAAAAACAGGAAAGTATAAGGTCTTGAGCCTTGGAGGTGCTATTAAACACCCAGACTATAGACCACAAAAGACTGAACAATGGGGTGACGATTGGCTTATCTTTCCTGTAGACGGCTATGGAACACAAGATATAGTTCGTTCTATCCTTCGTACAGAGAAACCAGATATTGTTTGGTTTATGACTGACCCACGCTTTTGGGGCTGGTTGTGGCAAATGGAAAATGAAATTAGACCAAACGTACCAATGGTCTATTATCACGTTTGGGATAATTACCCATACCCAAGCTTTAACCGAAAATTCTATTTATCAAATGACCACATAGCAACTATTAGTAAGCTTACCGATGATATCGTTGCTAACGTTTCCCCAGAAGTCGAGAAAACATATGTTCCTCATGCTGTTAATACGGATATCTTCAAAAAACTACCAGACGAAGCTATTTTGAAATTTAAACGTGATAATTTAAAGATTGATGATGATAGATTTATATTTTTCTGGAATAATAGAAATGCTCGTCGTAAGCAATCTGGTTCTTTAATTTGGTGGTTTGCTCAATTCTTAAAACAAACTGAAAAGAAAGCAACACTCATTATGCATACTGACCCCAAAGATGTGCATGGACAAGACCTTCATGCTATAATGGCTGAATTAGGACTTATAAATCGTGAAGTTCTTATTTCTGAGCAAAAAGTACCACCAGAGAATCTGGCATATTTTTATAATGTTGCAGATGCCACAATAAACATCTCAGATGCAGAAGGATTTGGTCTTGCTACTCTTGAATCACTTGCTTGTGAAACACCAATCATTGTTACTAAAACAGGAGGGCTACAAGACCAAGTTAGAAATGGAAACCAATTATATGGCATTGAAATACTACCAGCCTCACAGGGAGTTATAGGCTCTCAAGAGGTTCCTTATATTTATGAAGATAGAATAAGCGAAGAACAGATGGTTGGTGCATTAAACACTTTTACAGATATTCCAAAAGAAACAAGAAAATTGATTGGACAAGCAGGAAGACAGCATGTTATAGACAATTTTAACTTTACAGACTTTATCAATCGTTGGGACAAAATTTTTACCGATACCTACGAAAGAAAAGGTTCGTGGCCTAATAAAGCCTATAAAGCATGGGAGCTTATAGAAATAAAATGAAAAAAAAGATTTTAGTTACAGGTCCACTATTAACGGCCTCTGGATATGGTGAGCAATCTCGTTTTGCTCTTAGAGCATTGCGTTCAAGAGAAGATTTATTTGATATTTATGTGAACCCAACAGCTTGGGGACAATGTGGATGGATTCACGATGATAGCGAAGAGCGTGCGTGGATTGATTCTTTAGCAATGAAAACCTCGCAGTATATACAAGCAACAAATAATCAACCACAATATGATATGTCATTACAAATTACCATTCCAAATGAATGGAAGAAAATGGCACCTATCAACATAGGTTATACTGCTGGCATTGAAACAAATAAAATTTCTCCACATTGGGTTCAACCATCGAATCAGATGGACAAGATTATCGTGGTTTCAAGCTTTGCCAAAAAAGGTTTTGAAAACGGTGTTTATACAGCTACAGACCAAAGAACAGGTCAGCAGATACCAAATTTTAAAGTAAATATCCCAATTGAAGTAGTCAATTATCCTGTTAAACAAGTTTCTCCAAAAGATATAGACTTACAATTAACAACAGATTTTAACTTTCTTACCGTAGCTCAATTAGGTCCACGCAAGAATCTTGGTAATACCATTCAATGGTTTTTAGAAGAATTTAAGAACGATGCAAACGTAGGATTGGTATGTAAAACACATATAGGTGGTGCTTCACATATTGACAGAGAATTTGCTGCTGCAAATATTCGCAATATTTTAAACAATCACAAAGATGCAAAATGCAAGGTATATCTGCTTCATGGGGATATGTCAGAAGAAGAAATGGCAGGGCTTTATACACACTCTAAAATTAAAGCTTTGATATCTTTATCACATGGAGAAGGATATGGGCTTCCAATATTTGAAGCAGCATATTATGGACTCCCAGTTATAACTACCGAATGGTCTGGTCCTACAGATTTTATGTATTGTCCAAATAAAGAAGGAAAAATTAAACCACATTTTGCTAGAGTTAGTTTCACTCTTCAACCCGTACAACAAGAAGCAGTATGGAATGGGGTATTAGAGAAGGATACTATGTGGGCATTCCCAATAGCGTTATCTGCAAAAGAACAAATGAGAGAAGTTTATAAAAATTGTGATAGATTTCGTGGACAAGCTAAAAGATTAGCAACCCACATTGCAACACAATTTGAACAAAGCAAAATAAATCAATCTTTTGTAGATTGTGTTATAGGAAAATCTACTCTAAAACCACAAGACTTTAATGGAATCTCTTTTTGTATACCAACCAATGGTAAAAGACCAGACAAAACAGAACTAACAATTAAATCAATCAAATCACAAACAGATAAACCAATAGAAATTATAATTTGTGGAGATATTGATAATTTTAGACATATTGACGGTGTAACGTTAGTAGATAGAAAAGAAGATGCACACTCAAGAAAAGTTGCTTCTCTTAGAAACAAAGCAGCAGAAGTCGCAAAGTATGACGTTATTGTTTGGTGTGACGATGATATAATTTTAGATAAATATTGGTTATATAATACCATATCTTATTCTATGAAAAATGGGTGGGATGTTCTTGGCAGCAGAATATTAAACCCAGATGGTACAAGACATTGGGACAGAGCATTAATCGAGCCTCATATATTAGTTGATTATGAGAGTCCAAATTACTTGCCTTACCTACAAACATCTGGGTTTATGTGTGTTAGAAAACAAGTATTTGAAAAGATAAAGTGGAATGAAAATAGACTAGTTTACGCAGACAGAGATGGTTCGGGCATTCCAGAGGATGTTCAATATAGTATTGATTTGAAAAACAATAATTTACTAATATCTTTCAATGCTTCATCTACTGTATGGCATAATGATGAGAGTTATACTGAATTTACCACTAACTCACAAACTTATACTTTGAAAAAAGAAGTATTACAAAAACAATTTTCTATGCAATTCTTCCTACCAAATTGTGCAGAATATCAACAAACAATTAGTGAATTAACAAATGCATAATTTATCCATAATTGTTCCATATCGAAATAGACAAGAACATCTATCAAAATTTGTTCCCCATATTGAAGCATTTTTAGAACAATTTAAAATAAAATATGATTTATATATTGTAGAACAGTTTGATAGTAAACCATTCAATAGAGCCAAATTATTAAATATTGGCTTTAATGAATCAAAAGATACTCATGATTATTTCTGTTTTCACGATATTGATATGTTACCTGTACATACTGATTGCGATTATTCATACATAAATGGTGCTTGTAGAATGTCTCACTTTGTAAGCCAATTTAATTTTATTCCACGACCAGAATCTGAATTTGGTGGTGGAGTTATAATGATAAACAAAGAGAGTTTTGAAAAAGTAAATGGATTCTCAAACAACTATTGGGGATGGGGAGTTGAAGACAACGACTTCTCAGAAAGATGTAAAAGAAAAAATATTATTCCATCTTTTAGACATGGAAGGTATCTTTCCCTAAGCCATGAGCCAAATGGAGATACATTAGGTAAGCCTCCTTCTGATGAAACTATTAAAAATAGAAAATATTTTGATTCAATTATTAAAAGTGACAATTTTTTTGATAGTGGAATAAATACTTTGACATATAACTTGGAACAAAAGATAGAAAATAAAAAATATACAAAATTGGTAGTTAGTTTATGATAGATTATAATGAACCATATTTAATACAAAATATTAATAAATTTGAGGATGAAAGAGGAATTTTTTATCAAAGTTATAATAAGAATCTTTTTAATAAAAATTTTATAGTTGATAATCATTCAATATCTAAAAAAAATGTTGTCAAAGGATTACATTATCAATGGGACAAGCCTCTAGATAAGCTCGTTAGAGTATCTAGAGGCTCTATATTAGATATAATAGTCGATATTAGACCTAATTCAAAACACTTTACCAAAGCTTATTATTATACTCTATCAGATGATAATTTAAATCAGCTTTGGGTTCCAAAAGGATTTGCACACGGATTTTGTGTTCTAAGTGAGGAAGCACATATACAATATAAATTTACAGAAGAATACAATAAAGACGGAGAAAATGGTATTAATATATTTGATGAAATATTAGACATTAAGCTACCAATTCCAAAAAAAGATGTTATTATATCTAATAAAGATGCTAACTTGATGTCTTTATTAGAATATAAAAACAAACCAAAATTTACGGATTTATTATGAACTTAGTAGTAACTGGCGGAAGAGGCTTTATAGGAAGTCATTTTGTTGAAGAAGCCTTAAAATTAAATTGGAAAATTTATGATATTGATAAAATGACTTATGCATCTCATGAAAAATTACCGTGGGACAATCACAAGAATTATACGTTAATTAAACAAGATATAAGCGATATTGAACATATACCATCTTGCGATATACTAATTAATTTTGCTGCTGAAAGTCATGTTGACAATTCTATAAAAAGCTCTGATATGTTTGTTAAAAGTAACATCCTTGGTGTTCATAATTTATTAGAATTGATAAGAGGAAAGCCGTCATACGAAAGACCACTATTCTTTCATATCAGCACAGATGAAGTATATGGTGATACTATAGAATACAAATTCAAAGAAACAGACAGACTAAAACCGAGCAACCCATACTCAGCTACAAAAGCAGCAGCAGAAATGCTTGTATTATCGTATAGTAGAACATATGATTTTGATTATCTTATTACTAGAAGCAGTAATAACTATGGTGAAAGACAATTTGAAGAAAAATTAATACCAAAATGTATTAACTGTATTACTAATGATAAGAAAATACCAATTCATGGTGATGGTAGTTATGTTAGAGATTGGATTTATGTCAAAGATAATGTTTCTGCTTTATTGTTCTTAATTAAAAATAATGTTAAAAATGATATTTTTAATATTGGTGCAGAAAATTATAAAACAAACCTACAGGTAGCTAATCAAATATTGAATTGGTATGAAAAAGACGAAACTTTTATAAAATTTGTAGAAAATAGATGGGGACAAGATTTAAGATATTCAATTGATTGTAGTAAAATTAAATCTTTAGGTTGGGATGCAACACACAAAACCAGTATCCACAAATGGTGGTAGATGAATATATTGATTACTGGTGGTAGTGGATTATTGGGCACACATTTAATAAAATTAATAGATAAAAACCATAACTTACTGTGTCCTAAATCATCAGAATTAAATATATTAAATATTCAACAATTAAATGATTATTTTAATGCAAATAAAATTGATTTAGTTATACATTGTGCTGCTTATACGGATGTTAAAAAAGCTCAACACGATTTTGTAAACTGTATGAATGTTAATATTGTTGGGACTTGCAATCTAGTATCCTTATGTTCTTCTATGAACATAAGGATTATTTATATTTCAACAGACCAAGTTTTTGACGGTAACAAAGGTGATTATAGAGTCAATGATTGTATAAACCCAATTAACAAATATGCAAAAAGTAAAGCATCGGGAGAATTAGCCGTAAGAATGCTAGAAAATTCTTTGGTAATAAGGACTTCTTTTTTTGGGAATGATTTTCCTTATGATATTGCATTTTATGACCAATATACAACTAAAGATTATATAGATATCATGGCTCCGAAAATATTAAATCTATGTTTATCAAATAAAACTGGTATCGTGCATTGCGCCAGTAATAAAAAGACATTATATGAATTAGCAAAAGAAAAAAAACCAAATATCAAAAAAGCATCTAGAAAAGATTTTGCTTTTTCTACTCCTTTTGATACCAGCCTAATTGAAGAAGAGGAATGATTATGATAAATTGTAGAGTGTGTGAATCAAACAGTTTTATGGAAGTCCTAGATTTGGGCTTTTCTCCATTAGCCAACAATTTGCTTCAATCTAAAGAAGAGGAATGTGACATTTTTGAATTAAAGATGATAAAATGCAAAAATTGCCATAATTGTCAACTATCAAAAGTTATAAAACCAGAAAAAATGTTTAAAAATTATTTATTTTTATCTTCTACTGCTAAAACAACAAAAAATCATTTTTTTGAAGCAGCAGAAAAGTATGCTGAATTTTTTAAGCTTGATACTAAATCAAAAGTAGTTGATATAGGAAGCAACGACGGTACAGCCCTTATGCCATTTAAGAAACGCGGTATAAACGTTATAGGTGTGGACCCAGCAGAAAATATTAGCAAAATAGCAAATAGTAATGGCATCTATACAATAAATAATTTTTTCAACAAAGAAGTAGCAAGTTTTATTCGTAAAGAACATGGGTTGGTTGATTTAGTTATTGCTTCAAATGTGTTTGCACACGCAGACAATATAAAAGAAATTGCTGTTAATGCATTTGATATCTTAAAAGATAATGGAACTTTTATTGTTGAAGCACAATATCTCTTAAATACAATAAAAGATTTAACGTTTGATAATGTTTATCATGAGCATGTTAACTATTGGTCACTAACCTCTTTAAATTATTTTTTCAAATCTTTAGGGTTTATTGTTTACAAATGTGAATTAATAGATACTCATGGAGGCTCTATAAGAGTATATGTTTCAAAAGATAAAGATATTGCTGTTGATAACAGTATAGTAGATAATCTGACATTAGAACAGGAATTTGGTATAACAAAAGAGAGTGTTTATGTTGAATTTTCTAAGAAGATACAAAATATAAAAAATAATATAGTTAAAAATATTAATATTTTATGTTCTAGCAACATTATAGCTGGTTATGGCTCTCCTGCTAAGGCAACAACTGCATTAAATTATTATGGAATAAACGATAAACACATTAGTTTCATTATTGAAGACAATGAACTAAAGCACGGAAGATATGTTCCAAACGTAAAGATACCAATTGTTTCAAAAACAATGATAGATAAAATTAAACCAAATATTATTATTGTTTTTGCATGGAACTATTATGATGAAATTTTAAAAAATAATACCAAATTGGTTGAGGATGGAGTAAGATTTATCAACATCAAGGACTTAGAAAATGAAAATTTCGATTGCAGTACCAACGTATGAGTGCTATGGAAACGGCTGGCTTTACATCTCAGAGTTATTGAACAGTATTTATAAACAGAAATATAGTAATTATGAAGTAGTAATAGCTGACCAAAGTGTTGATGATAAGGTAAAAAAAATATCAGAGGTTTACTCAAACTTTATTGATATCAAATACTATGATTCTTCTACTATTCCAAGAAAAATAGCTAATAATTTTAATTTTGCAATAAGCAAATGTAGTGGTGATATTATAAAACCTATGTGTTCGGATGATATTTTTATTAATGATAATGCATTAGAGATTATTAATTATTCATTTGAAACAAGCCCTAATGAGTGGCTTGTTAGTGCTTGTTATCATTGTGAATCAATACATCGATTACACAGTCTTATGACACCATTTTATCATGATAATATACATTTAGGACAAAATACTATTAGTTCGCCAAGTGTGTTGGCAATAAGAAGGAAAGAATATTTTGATGAAAATCTTTCTTTATTAGTAGATTGTGATATGTATAAAAAATTATACGTAGATTACGGAAATCCAATAATAATTGCGGAACCATTAATCTCCAATAGGATGCATAGCAATCAAATGCAAAAAAACATAGATTTAGAGATAAAACAAAAAGAAATTGAATATTGTATTAAAAAGTATAGTTAAATATGCAGATATCTTGTACAGCCATACCAATCTATCCACCAGACTATGATTATGCTATCCAAGCATTGATAACTCATAACAAAAATATAAATACAAAGTTGTATTTTATATTTACAAATTTATATGAATATAATCTTTTTTATAATAAAATTGTAAATTTAAATTTAAACCATTTAAAATGGGATAAAATAATATTAGGTTTTCAACCAAAAAATAATGAGAATATAATAACGATAAAAAAATTTTATGCCGTTAATCAACTGTTAAAAGAGTACCAATATGTTGGCGTGTTTGATTGTGAAACGTTGTTCGTTAAACCAATGGACACCGATATCGTCTATGCCAGTATAGACCAAACTAGGTACTTCAAGAGCAATTACAGATTCAGAAAAGAACATTTAATTGAACTATCACAATTGGTTGGATATAATAATGATAGTTTATTAATAAATGAAACAGAAAATTTTAGTCTTTATTGGTGGTTTAATGAAATTTGTGTTTATGAAAAAAATAAATTTAATGAATTTTTTGAATGGCTTTTAAAACATGAAAATTATAATCAAATTATAACAAATTTTATAAGTTTTGATTTTCTTTTATATAGCATATGGCTTATTTGCAACAAAGGATATAGATTAAAAAAATATCTAACACAGTATTCACTTGCGGGTGCTGCTGTAGAAACAAATTATTGTGATAACAATGTTTCGTATGAATTTATGTCTTATCAAGATAGAAATATAAATCATGAACAAATAGAACACATAAAGGTACAAATAATGATTGACAGAGGTATAGAGCATTGCTCAAAAGAAGGAGAGAGAAGATGGATAGGGTAGCAGTTTTAGTTGTATCGCACAACTATCCACAACTAACAGATAGTTTGTGTGAAAAAATAATTGAATGTACTAAAAATGTTGATTACGACTTATATGTAATTGAAACTGGTTCACAATTAAATCTTTTATCCAAACATACTTCACTATGGGTATCTGATGGATGTAGAATGACTCGTGGTTTTAATTTATTAAAACAATACGCAGACTTTACATTACAAAACAAAAATAATCAAAAATATGATGCTTATATACTTTTTGTAAATGATGCAAAATTTATAGATAATAAAGATTTAATTTCTATTATGTATGAAGAAATGAAAAGCAAGAAAGATTGTGGTCAAATTCATCCATATCAACAAAACATTCTACACCCATATAATAGAATGAACAAAATGACAGAATCAGAAACCAGAAAAGAAAGTTTTGTTGAGTTCATATGTCCAATGATTTCCAGAGATGCTTGGGAAAAATGTGGTCCCAATTTATTAGATAATAGATTCTTTTATGGTTGGGGATTGGATTACGATATACCGTTTCAAATGCATTTAAATGGATATAGAACTTATATAACTGATAAAGTTGGTATATTTCATAATGCGTTTACTTCCTATACCAATAAAGATATAACAAAAGAAAAACTACAAAAGTCTGAGTTTATACCTTTGGCTAGGACCAATATGTTTAATGGAATGAATGAAAAGTACGGCGAAAATTGGATGAAGATAATGTACAACTCTATCCCAAGCGATGTTCCGAAAGAGTTGTTATATCTCTGGCTCAGTATAAATGACGGATTTAAACCATAGGTAGGTGTATTATGAAGGCAGTAATATTTGATTTAGATGGTGTTTTGGTAGATGCTTGTGAGTGGCACAGAATTGCACTCAATGAAGCATTAAAAGAAGTATGTAAATATGAAATTAGTTTAGAAGAACATTATAAAGAATATAACGGTCTTCCAACTAAAACTAAGTTAAAAAAATTGGCAGATAAGAAAATCATAAATAATGATTTAGAGCTATTCAATAGAATTGAAGAATTAAAACAAATAAAAACAATAGATGCTATTAATCAATACGCTTTTATAAGAAACGAAAAAGTTGAATTAATGAAATTTTTACGTTCTAAAGATATAAAAATAGTATGTTATACCAATAGTATACGAAAAACAGCAAATCTTATGTTAGAAAAAACAGGTATTCTTGATTATTTTGATTTTGTAGTAACTAATCAAGATGTAACTAGCCCAAAACCAAACCCAGAAGGTTATATTTTATCTATGAAAAGGCTTGACATTACACCAGATAAAGTTATAATCATTGAAGATTCTGATAATGGCTTTAAAGCAGCAACATTATCTGGTGCGAATGTTATTAGAGTTAAGAATCAAGAAGAAGTTGACATAAAGTTATTGGAGAATCATATATGAAAATTCTTATTCCTATGGCTGGGGAAGGTAGTAGGTTTGCAAAAGAAGGCTATACATTTCCAAAACCATTAATTGATGTTGAAGGAAAACCAATGATTCAATCTGTAGTTGAAAATTTGGATTTCAATTCAACATATATTTTTTTAGTACGAAAGGAGCATTTAGTTAAATATTCTGGGTTGCGTGAAACTTTAAATAGAATTACTAACAACAACACAAAGATTGTCGAAGTAGATGGTTTAACAGAAGGTGCTGCATGTACTGCATTGCTTGCCGAACATCTTATAGACAATGATGAAGAATTGTTGATTGCTAATTCTGACCAATTAATTGAATATAGCGCAGAAAACTTTAAATTATTAAAATCATTTACAAATGCTGATGGTATTATCTTCACCTTTAATGCGGTACATCCAAAATGGTCATTTGTTAAGACAAATTCAAGAGGAATTATAACTGAACTACAAGAGAAAAATCCAATCTCTAATATAGCGACTTGTGGAATCTATTGGTATAGAAAAGGCTCTGAATTTGTACAGTACACCAAACAGATGATAGAAAAAAATATTAGAGTAAATAATGAGTTCTACATCGCACCAGTTTATAATGAATATGTGCTAGATAATAAGTTACTGTTGCCGTTTTACGTGGATAAGATGCACGGAATAGGTACTCCAGAAGACCTAAACAATTATCTAAAGAGAAAATAATATGAATATTAAAGATTTTATAAAGGGTTGGATTGTTGGTGATTTTGAACCTTCAATTTTGAAAACAAAAGATATTGAAATTGGTTTGAAATATTATAAAAAAGGTCAAATTGACGAAGAACATTATCATAAAATAATTACTGAATATACGATTATTGTCTATGGTAAAGTAAAGATGTTAGACAATGTTTATTCTGATGGAGATATAGTAAAGATAGTTCCATTACAAACTAATAGATTTGAGTGTGTAGAGGATGCTTGTGTGTTAGTCATTAAAACACCATCTATAACAGATGATAAATATATAATATAATTGGAGAAAAAATGAATTTACCAAAAGTTGGAATTGTGTTACTAAATTATAATCTTCCGAGAGAGACAGATTATGTACACGATTTGCTTATTAGGACTTTAAAAAAATCAAATTATGATTATGAAATTTGTGTAGTAGATAATGCATCTGACAAAGCACCACCATCAAAATATACTACAATAAGAAACATTGTTAATACAAGAACTATGGGAGGTATTTTAACTGGCGCGCATTATTTTAATAGAAAAAATGATGTTAAATATGTTCTTTATATGCACAATGATATGACATTTGATGAAAATGTTGATTTTATTGAGCCAATGGTTGAGTTTTTGGAAAAAAACAATAATGTTGCAGTTGTGCATCCATCGTTGAACCAAGAAGCCACACCAGTTTATATTGGTGACAGAATTGTTGTTTACGATAAGAATAAACCAGATTTTATTAAATTATTACCAAACGTAAATGATGTAATCAATTTAGATGATACTAGTCCAATAATAGTCAGAAAAGAAGATTGGAATGCCGTTGGTGGACAAGACCATAGACTCACCCGATGCTATGGTTCTGGTAAAGATTTCTACACCAGCTTGCACAAATTGGGCAAAGAAATATTTATATGCAATAAAGTTTTCATAAATCATCATGGTCAATACACTTATCTAAACAATGTTGGAGATGAATCGTATCAAACTTTAGATAAAGAAGCTTATGTTGAAATGAATATTGTTATGGCAGAAAAATATGGTCCACAATGGAGAACATTATTTCAATGATTAAAAGCGATTTATGTATTGTAGTACCACTTGGGGTATCTTCTCCAAATACACCAATAAAAAAATATTTATTAGATTGCATTAATAGTTTAAAAAATCAAAAAACAAAATTTTCTTATGATGTAATATTTGCTTGTGATGATAACGTATCAGATGAAATAAAAGAAATATTATTAAACTCTGGGTTTAAAATAAGATGGTTTGAACCATATTACTTTATGAGAAAAGGTGGTATTTGGAAAAAGATACATACAGTATGGCAAAGTGAAAATAGTAAATATATATCATTTTGCCACTATGATGATATGTGGAGTGAAAACAAAGTAGAGAGCCAAATTCAGTTCATGATTGATAATAATTTAGAAATGTGCTGGAGTAAGGTGCAAGTTATTAATGAAAATAATCAAATATGCTCCAACGATATATGCAATTTGGAAGTTTTTAATTCTAGAACGATTCATTCATCATCTTATGCGTTCTGCCATTCCAGTATAATGCAAAAAGATTTATTCTTATCTTCTGGTATTTTAGATTATGTCGATATCGGTTCAGCGTTATATGAAAGACTACAATTTATTTTTTCACATAAATTAAATGGAAAAAAAGATAATAATTCTTGTTTTTTTCACAGAGTTCATACAGATAGTGTAACAAATAATTTCAATTCCGAAAAGTCATATATGACAGAACAGAGAAAAGAAGCAAACTATAGCTTGCAAGAAGTATTAGAAGATGCTAATAAGATACCACTAGATAAGATTATAAAGAGTATACTAAATGAAAATAATTTGTCATAGAGCTAATCTATATGGTCCATCAAAAGATTTAGAAAACAAACCAGAACAAATTCTTGATTGTATCAAGTTAGGGTTTGATGTTGAAATAGATGTATGGAACATAGATAATGAATTTTATCTAGGTCATGATGGTCCTCAATATAAAGTTGATTACAATTTTTTAAAAAACAAAAATTTATGGTGTCATGCTAAAAACTATGAAGCATTAAAAAGTATGATTCATGATAATAATATTAATTGTTTTTGGCATCAAAATGATGATTATACTTTAACATCAAAGAACTTTATGTGGTGTTACCCAAATATAAGGCTAATAAATAACGCAATAGCTGTGATGCCAGAGACTACAGACTATTCAATAGAAGACTTAAAGAAGTGTTATGCTATTTGTACCGATTATCCTTTTAGATATAAGGATATATTAGATGAAAAATAAGAATATCTTAATCACGGGACATAAAGGCTATATAGGTAGTAAATTGTATTCAAAATTATTGAGTTTAAATTACAACTTGATTGGTATTGATTTAAAAGATGGTGAAGATATAAGCAATTGTTTACCAAAAAACACAAACATAGATTGTGTTTTTCACCTAGCTGCTTTACCAAGGGTAGAATTTTCAGTATTAAACCCAAGTTATACAATGAAGCAAAATGTATTAAATACATCAATTCTATTAGAGTGGTCAAAATGTAATAACATAAAAAAAATAATATTTTCATCTTCATCTGCTGTGTATGGTAATAATGGGTTTCCAAATTCGCCATACGGATTACATAAACTTATATCGGAACAAGAGCTATCATTATATAATAAATTATATGGACTAGAATCAATTAGCTTAAGATACTTTAACGTTTACTCAGAAGACCAAAAGTATGGTGGTTCTTATTCGACCGCTATATGTGCTTGGATGGAAATGATTAGGCAAAATAAGTCATTACGAATCGATGGCGATGGAGAGCAGACAAGAGATTTTGTCCATGTTGATGATGTGGTTGACGCGAATATATATTGCATGTTAATTGAAGATAACATTGGTGCAAAACATTTTGATGTTGGAACTGGTAAAAGTGTTTCATTAAATTACGTTAAAAAAATTGTTGATAAATACAATAAAGTTGAATGGTATTTTGAAAAAGAAAGATTTGGAGATGTTAAGCATACTAAAGCAAATATAAAAGATTTACTAGATTTAGGATGGAAGCCAAAAATTTCTATAGATGATGGAATGAAAAAATGTTTTAATAATAAGGAGAGAACATGAAACTATCAAATCAAGCAATAGGAGCCTTAATGCTCGCACTTCAAAAATCTCTTATGGAACAATCTGATATTGTTCCAGTTCTAAGAGGTTTTATACTAGAACAATCAGATGAAGGTATAGTAGTAGCAAATCCACCAGTTCTTCATTTGGATAATACGAAAGAAGAAATAGACTATCATCCGGTGTAATATGCCAAGATATTCTTACATTTGTACTAATTGTGAGAACAAATTGGAAGCCTTTCATTCAAGCGATGAAAGGCTTTATTTGTGTGAAAAATGTGGTACAGAAACCTTGAAAAAAATCCTATTTCCTGTTAATACTATAAAGTCTAATAATGAAAACAAAAGTCAAAAAGTAGGCTCTCTCGTTAAAGAAAAAATAGAGGAAGCTAGACAGGAATTAAAAGATTATCGTAGTCAAATACGTAAGGAAGTTAAATAATGGTATATTTATGGTTTATTTTATTTTTAATATCGTTAGTATTAAACGGTATATTAGCGTGGTATATTAGAAAATTGATTAATCAATTTAAAGATGCCATAGGTTCCGTTTCGGATTTACAATCCTTAATGGAAGAATATCTCGGTCATATTAAGATGATATCTGAGATGGAAACTTATTATGGCGATGTTACAATTGAAAATTTATTGAAGCATACAAAAGATATGGTTGATAACCTAAAACTAGCTGGTGACAGATTCTCCCTTTTAGAAACACAAGAAGGAGAAGATAATGAAACCAAAGAATAATGAATATTTTTCTAAAGACCACGAACAAGCAATAATTGATTATTGCTTAACAAAAGATAATGTTATAAGAACACACCTATATGTGAAATATATCGAACCAGCCTTTTCAGAAATGGTAGATAAAATAGTTTTCACATATAGGTTTACTTCTTTACCAGATATTGAATTTCTTAGACAAGACTGTAAAGTATGGTTAACTACTATTCTTGATAAGTATGACCCAAATTCTGGTTCCAAAGCTTTTTCATACTTCTCAGTTATTACCAAAAATTGGTTTATCCATAAAGTAAAGAAAACAGCAGAGCAGAATAGAAGAGAACTTTTATATGATGATATTCTTAATGTCGCAGAACATGATAATCTGATAGAAGAACATGAATACGAAGTGGAAAGGGAAAAAGCTGAATTCTGGCAATCATTTTGGGTTGAAATTGATAATTGGAAAAATCTAGATTTAAAACCAAACGAGCGAAAAGTTGTTGATGCAATTTATATTCTTCTTGAAGACGCAGAACAGATTGAAATATTTAATAAAAAAGCTGTATACCTTTATATAAGAGAAATAACGGGACTCAATACAAAGCAGATAGTAAATAATCTTAATCGTGTAAGAATCCGATATAAAGAATTTAAAGAAGATTGGAATTCTGGTAAAATCTAATATTAATCTATTTATTACATGAGCAAATCAGAAAAGTATATTACACAAGCTATAAAGAACGTACAGAAAGATAGAGATTTAACAACCACTCTATTGCACGATGTAATGCAATATATTAGCAAGGACGAACATAGGCATACTGAGGTGGGTCATGTTGCTGCTAAATATGTAGAATCTCTTCAGCGTTCCAATGAACAGTTGGTTAAACTAGCAGCAATCATAGCCAAACGTGAAGATAGAGATTATGGCGACCTATCTGATGATGATAAGGCCGATATTTATGATGAAATAAATAAGGATTCATAATTATGGCTTCATTAAAATCTTTAAATTCTTTAAGCAAAAAAATCACAAAAAAACAAAAAAATACAGGTCAAAGAGAAACTTTCTTTGGCAAGTCTTATGATTTAAATGAAGGTCAATTTGAATCTGACATATCAGAGGCCGCTGGTCCGTTTTTAGCTAAAGTTATTTTTATATACAATGAAGATGGAGGAGGTAAAATAGTACACGATACCACCTTTGGAGGAGCTTTAGCGGCAATTGGTAATTTTTTTGGAATTGGTGGTGAAACCAACAAAGGAATACTTACAGTAAAAGCGAGACTGGTTGACTTATATGACGCAGGTATACCAGAACCAGAATTGATAGGCAAGGCAGCTATGGAAGGCACAGAAGCCGATGCTAATCAAAAAGGAAAAAGTGCTGTATTAATTGATTTACACGATACGTTTACTGCACTATCTGAAGAAGCAAATAATCTGACATTAAAAGTTGGTGATATAATCATAGTTGATTATAGAGACAGGAAGAACAAAAAAAATGGATTTATAATCGATAAATATTGGTCTTCTGAAACAGAAGGCGAACAAAGTGGAGACACCACTACTGCATCTGGTGCCGATACTTCAACTAATCCATCAGCCGCAATGCCAACGCAAGTAACTAATCCAATTGCTGGTAAATGTGGTAAACTATTTGAGGAAACTAATTGTGCATCTGGAGGAACTGTAGTTGTTAATGGAAAATTCGGACCATTTACATCTGCTGAGATTAGTGAATTAACACCAAAATTAAACAAATTAAGAGATTATAAATACACAGCAATACAATCTTATACTACCGAATCTTCTGCTGGTAATTATTATATTAATGTTACATATAACTATACAAAAGCAGCAAAGATTAATGGACACCCAGACTTAATTATTTTAATGCAAACATTGTTTGAAAAAGTTGTTAAAAGCTGGAGTACGCCTCCTTGGAAAGACCCAATAACACCAGCAACTATGATGGTTGGCAGCACCTATAGGTCGCCAGAAGCACAAATAGCTTTGCGTAGGTCAAACTGTAAAGGTTTATCGGAATCAGAAATAATGACCGCGCCATCCACAAAATGTAATCCTTGGACAGCTCCACCCGGAAGCAGTATGCATGAACGTGGTGAGGGAATAGATTTTTATACTTTTGATTTAGAAAAGTGGGAAGCTAGTGGTTTTAAAGATATGTCATTTATTGGTTTCTCAATGTCCAATGCACCAAAGATTTGTAGACAAAAACTAAATAAATGGATATATGACAACTATCAAATGATTGATTTAACAGAAAAAACAGCCAGCCTTAAATCAAAGAACATTACAAAAATGTCATGGAAGAGATTGAACGCGGAAGGCTGGCACTTCAGTACAAACGGACGTTAAAATGAGTGACTACAAAAAAAATATAGACCAAACCGGCGTCAATCCAGAGCTATTAGCTGGGTTGGATAAGTCTGTTGGGTTTGATTTGAAGGCTACAAATGTTGGACTAAACAACACACATATACCAGAGTTTATTCCAGTTTATAAAAAAGCTCCAATAGAAAAAATAATTGATAATGCAAATGCTTTTATAGTTTTAGGAAAAGATAGACCATCTGACCTTACTTCTGGTTATGGAGGAAAGGGGCACACACAAGCAGCTTGTATTGATATAGTGGTTGGTAGATATTCTTCATTACAATATGGTGTAGATATAAAAGCAGAAAAATCTACTGCGACAGTAGAAGAAATAAGTTCTGATTTTTTACATGATGCTGCAAGAGTATATATAAGTCAAAAATCAGATATTGATACTTATTTTGGTTTAGCACAGGGAAAGGTTGGTAATCCAAAAGGAAAATCTGCTATTGCTTTAAAAGCCGATGGGGTTCGCATTATAGCAAGAGAGGGTGTTAAAATAGTTTCCTCTGGGACCGATAAGAATAATTCTCAAGGTGGAGATTCTACTGCTACCGTTGGTGTTGATTTGATTGCTGGAAACGTAACTGACGAAGAGCTTGAACCAATGGTTTTAGGAAACAAGTTGGTTTCATTTTTAAACAATGGCGTCTTGAGTAATATGAGTGAAATAGCAGATATATATTATAAATTTATGGTACAACAGATTAAGTTTAATATTTTAATTGCTACTCATAATCATATTAGTCCATTTTTTGCAATACCAAATTCTCCATCTCCGACATTGTTAGGAGAAATACCAACACAAATAATGTCAGATTTTGAAACATTAATTAATACTTTAAAAGCTAAGATTAATGTTGAGACTCAAAAAATTGAAATAACAAGTATTTCTGCAAACCATATTTGCAGTAACTATCATCATTTAAATTAGGAACCTTAATAAATGGCTACGCATTTTATAAACTACTCAGAAACACCAGTATATTTGCGTACAACACCAGTTTCTTCATCTACTTCCAATGTTGTTTATACTTTAACTGAGGATATTCAAATTGATTTGATAGAGGAGTATGTTTATGATAATTGTGATTTTCACTACGTTAAAATTGATGATACATCGATTACAAGTATAAATCAAAATGAATATTATGTAGCCACTAAAGATATTAATAGATTATTTAATACACCAGAATCGGCTCCTGTTAATTGTGAAGATAAATATACATCTGTAACAACATATGAAGAACCAGATTGGCTATCAAGACCTATTGATATTACTTATTTTAATCCAAGAGATTTAGTTTATAAGGTTCCAATATCAACACCTTACAGATTTATAAATAGTAGCAATAGAGAGCAGTTTAATGATTATTGCTTAACGAAAGGTATTAAAAAAATATTAGATTACTTATCAAAAGATTATACCGACGAATCAATAGAACAATATAAATCATATTTTAGATTTGCAGAAATTGAAGACTATGAAGTACCATTGCGAGAATTGGCAAGAATAAAAGCACTAGTCACTTGTCATATTAAATATTTGAATGCAATACCTCTTAACACTCAAGGTATGATGCAAAAAACAACTCAAATAATAAAAGTAAAAACACATGAGCTAAAAAAGAAAATTGATTTTATTTTTATGAAAGGCGATAGAAATAGCTTATTTAAATATTATCACAGGGAATCTTCTGGTACGGATTTTAAAGGTGGATTTTCTTTTGAAAACGAAGGAAAGCAATTATTGCAAATTTATAATGATATTATAAGATTGTGTAAGATAAACGATGCTCCATACTCAGAAACAAGAAAGCAAGATTATTATGAAATATGTTTGGACGATTGCCAAAATATAGTCTATATGTCTTATTTTGATGCAAAAAATAAAACTTGTATCCCTGTCACCACGGGCATGGTAGAGTTAAACAAAAAAGTTAAAAAATTTAAATATAACCCAATTTTTTATTTAAAAGAAGTAGACGCAATATCATTGATTGATTTTTGTAAACTACCTTATACAGAATTCATAAATATTTTTTGTTTCTATAAACCATCATATTCAATAGAAAAAAGTACATTAGAAGATTATTTAGCAGATTTTTTTAACATGACAGATGAAGAAATATATGCATTAGTTGAAAAATTTGTAACTAAAATTGAAGATGAACAAAAAAATGAAAAACAAAGACAATTTCAATTATTAATAAAGAAAAAAGAAGCGGCAAAAAAACTTGCAGAAGCAAGAAAAAACTTAAGTTTATTAGAAAAACAAAAAGCAGCAAAAAAGCGTTCTAATATTAAGATTGGAGGAACTCTATCTCAAGCTGATTTTAGAGATTTGGACGAGCAAATAGCAGAAGCTGAAAGCGAGTATAATGCCGCCCTTGCAAAAATAGAAGCAATGAAGTTAAACTTTTCTGATAAATTTTTAAACGTCGAACAATTAAACCCAGTAGAAAAAGCACTTAAAAATAGATTAAGATATATGATAAATACTTTTTCAAGTCAATTTGTTGGGCTTTTTGACTGTGACCCAGATATATTTGGGTCTGAAGATAATGAATTTATGAAATGGTTAAACGATACACAAGAAGAAACAGCAAAACCAAAAAAGAAATCAACATTTAAAGAAAAAAGAGAAAAAGCAGCAGAATTCTCTAAAGATATATATCCAAAAATACAAAAAATATATTCTGAGCTTTTTAAATGCATAAGTCTGTGTACAATATCAGAAAAACTATTAAAATGTATAACTGCTGCTTTGGATTTCTTAGACATAAGCTTATCTATAACCAAAGGAAATTTGGCATCTTTTACATATGAAGAGTTTAAAACAAAAATTATTCCAAATTTACAAGAATCAGATAAAAGAATATTCTATGATTCTTTCATAACTAGCGATTGTATTAAACAAAAAGACATAATAGAGATATTTATTAAAGCTACGGGCGACAGAACTTATGCCGATACTTTATCGGTAGTTACCTATGATGAAGCCAAAGCACAATTAATAGAAGAGTTGGTGTAATATGGCAGACGGTGAAAAAGGAACGTGTATAGAAATAGAAGGTGTTGAGTCTGATTTAAGAGATAAATTTACTCAAGCACTTTTTGCTAAATTTGAAAAATGTGAAACCGAAGCAGATTTAAAAGATACAATTATAAAAATAATTGGTGATAACAATATTGATTTAGATAAAATTGATGTTCGTGATGTTCAATTAAAAAGAAAATTAGCAGAAGCTGCTGAATGCGTGATAAATGAAGTTTATGGTGAGGAAGAACAGGGAACAAAAACATATCAATTATCACAAATAGTAACTGGTATAGTATCGTTCATTTGTAAGCCACCAAGATTTAATTTTCCAAGAATGACATTCAATCTTCAATTGAAGATATTCTTAGATATGCTTATTCAAATGTTGATTGATTTACTTATTGGATTATTAGTCGCAATCATAATGAAGCTTCTATCTCTAGCTTTTGAACTATGTGAAAATGGAAAATTATTAAGCTTTGATGCACAATTCAATATTAATGACCTTTTTAATTTTGATGGATTAACAAATATATTTCAAAACTATGAGATTACAGTCGCTGGAAATGAGGCACAAATTAAAGAGTTAGATAATTGCGAAAGTGACGAATTCTCAGAATCAACTGCTGAAGCTGGAACGTCCGAGAATCCAATCAACTTTATGACAGATTTGAATGGCGTATTAAATCCTAGCGAACTTTGTTTGTTACTAAACGGAACTCCAAGCGACACTTCTGTACAGAGCATCTTGGAGTTATTAGAATACGATTATCCATTGTTATTTTCAAAATTGAATGACGATATAACAATTAAAAATTTCTTCAAAGATATCGGCAAAACACTAAACCCAGAAGTCTGTGCCTCATTAAATCAACTACAACAAACAGTAGATTTAAATACAATTTGTTCGCCAGATTTTATAAAAAATCTAGAAGATAGAAAAGCCACAATGCTTCGCAAAAAAGGTTTTGACGAACAAGACGCCAAGGATTTAGTAAAAAAAGAAAGAGAAAAGCTAAAGAAACAACATGAGGAAATAGTAGGAACTATTGCTAAATTAAGAAATGACCCAAACTCTTTGCTTGATACTGCTGATTTAACAGTATTTTGTAAAAATGGAAAACCCGGTGCTATTAAACCAACAGATGTACCAAACGTAGATTTTGTTGCTAACATAGCTCTTGAAGGTCTATTTTCAACATATAAAATGGCACATAAAATTGACTTTGATGGTTTCAATGAAAGCAGATTTATAAATTTAAAACCAAAAAAAGTTATAGTATCAAGGTATGGTGAAATTAATGTACCTATGGCAGACGGCTCAATTAAAACATTTAAAAACATTGAAACACCAGATTATATGTTGACAAAAGATGGTGCAAAACCGATGTTTATTACAAAAAAGAGTAAATTTGCTTTGGCAGAAGTTATAGATTTTGGAAACGAAGAAGATGATGAACCAGAGATTGAATATGGAGAACCAATTACTGTTGCATCATTGGGAATAAAAAAATCTGCAAAAACAGGAAAATTAAAAGATATTTCACCTAGCGAATTATATTTGGCTGATTTAGAGCGTTTTGAAAATCCTAAACAATTAAAAACTAAAATTGTTGGTGTTATTAAAGAAATTAAGCGCAAGGCATTGAGAACTAAACACGCATTAAGTGGTGAAGATACAATACAATCAAGTTCATATACTGGTTATACTGTAGTAAATGATAAATATATTACATTATTAAATAAAACAGCTAAGTATTATCCAACCAAACTAGCTTCAAATGAAAGAATGCCTACACTATCAGATAATTCAATTCTTGAATTACCACCAATAATTCAAACATCTGATATCGATATTGATAGTGAACAGTTGGAAATGATTAAAAAGTTTGCTAACACAAGTATAACTATGGACCAACTACAAAAGCCAATCTATATGTATACTTCTTCTTCATTTACCGGTAAGCCATATTATAAAACCTCTGATGGAATAACTGAGCTTGTTAACACTCTAATACCAAATTATAAAGTAGCAAGCACAACAATATCCTCAGAAAACGATGTATTTAATCAATTTTTCAAAACAAAAACTACAAAAAATTCTTCAACTAATTTGTATATGAATGTCTTTGCAAATTTGTTAAGTCGCCAAAGTTTTTATACAGATATGGTTAGTTTAGCTGAAGATGATAAAGATGATGACATTAGAGAGATGTATTATGCTTTATCTGGCTCATATCAAAAATTTAATAATAAAATGGGTATTATACCATTTGAAAATATAGGGGATTATATAGGTTTTCAAAAACAAGCATTAGAAGAATTTAGAAATGACCCATGTGCAATTCAAGATGAAAGTGACTCAAACAGTAAAAGTGCATTAGCTGGTTTGATTAAAATACCTACTGTTAGATTATTGGTTCGTAACCATATTATGAAATTTACTAATATGTTTATGAATACTCTATTTTTGTTTAAACATCAAAGACTATATGAAAATAGTGAATTATATATTCAATTTTTAATTCAAACGTTCAAACAAGATTTGCAAAAATTAGCAGTTTTGGGTGGAGATTTATCCCTAAACTTCTATAATATTTATTTTGAATATTTAGATGAATATTATGAATCACAAATAGTTTTGAATAATGGTCTATATGACCCATTAAGTGGACAAAAAATTTCATTAGACCAAGAATTTAGTGAAGATTTTAAACTAAATTATATTTTTAAGCTTGAACTTAAGATAATGCAGGAAAGATATAATAGGTTATTTAAAGAATTTGATAATGAAGATTTACATTTAATGTCAATATTATCTGGTAAGTTTAATGAATCATTCTATAGAAAACAAATATACGTTGATTTTCAAGTGTTAAAAGATGGGATTGAACAAACAAGAGCATTTAGTGCAACTTCCAGACAATGGGAATATGCATGTTTTATTAAAATTAAAGACGGAAACAACACATACACATTACATAAAGTTTCTGTAAATGGTGGAACTAATGTAAGAAATGCTCTACCAGCTCTTTCGGCAGAAAGAAAACTTCAGTTATTTAAACTATTGCGTGAAACAAACGAATTTAAATTATTATTTGATTATTGTTTTTCAATGACGAAAATAATGTCCTTGATTCACGTAGAAAACTGTATGGAAATATGTCAAAGGGACCAATTTGCCAACATGATGATTATCGCATCAGACGAAGCGATAAGAAACTCAGCAGTTGCAGCTTATTATTCTAATGATAATGAAAAGACAGATTGTTATAATCCTAATGCGGGTCAAAATGGACCTGCATTTGAAATGCCAAAACTTAGTGGTATGTTGGCAAAGATTATATTACAATTTTTAATTAAAGCTCCAATAATAATTTTGAAGGCAATTGTTGAATTAACAGACCCAAATATTTCAATTGCTTCTAAAATAAGAACAGCTACATCGGCGTTGACTTGTACACCATTACCAGTATTACCATTTTCTTTGGCACTATTACCATTCACGCTGATACCTTCTCCAATTTCAATTGGGCCACCAGTTATACCACCGCTAGGCCACATATATCTTGGTATAGATTTAGCCGAATTTGTATATGCGCTAGCAACTAGTGATAGAGGTAATTGCGCTTCACTAGACCTTAATATATCAGACCTTGGAGATATGACCGAATCCAACGCATCATTATGTAAAAAAGGCTGTTCTGAGGCTGCATGGTCAGCACAAAGAGGTGGTTCTGGAATTGATTTACGTATTGCTACTGACGGATGTTAGGAGGATTTTAAAATGGCTTATGGCCCAAGATTGCCGCTAGATATCGGTACTAGATATGCACATTATGATTTGATAGATGAAATAGCACAACTGGCTAAACAAAATTTAAAAATGATTATCCTTACATCACCGGGAGAAAGAACTTGGAATCCAGATTTTGGTGTTGGAGCAAAAAGAGCTTTATTTGAACACAAATCTAGGGTACAAACATATTTGAATAACAACATTAGACAGCAGGTTGCTAAGTATGCTCCATATATAACAATAAGAGGAATAAGTTTTAGCTCAGACGATGATTATAACTCAGCTACTATAACTATTAATTTTATAATAACTGCACATTCTATCGAAGAGATATTAGAACTTTCGATTTAACATCTATTTATATTAGGATTTTATGGATGGCAAAAAAAGTACCAATTAAATACACATCAAGAGATTTTAATTCTATCAAAGCTGATTTGGTTGAATATGCAAAAAGATATTATCCAGATACTGTAACAGACTTTTCACAAGCATCATTTGCTTCTCTAATGCTTGATTCTGTTTCTTATGTTGGAGATATTTTATCTTTTTACTTAGACTATCAAGTAAATGAAAGTTTCTTAGATACAGCTATAGAAAATGAAAATATCTATAGAATCGCTAGACAGATGGGATATAAAATCAACAGAAGACCAGTTGCCTATGGTCAAGTAACTTTATACGTATTGGTGCCAGCAACAACCGATGGATTATCAATAGATACTGCATACGTACCAATATTATCTAAAGGCTCAACATTTGCCAGCACCTCTGGTCAATCTTATACTCTGGTTGAAGACGTAGATTTTTCACAATCAAATAATGAAATAATTGTTGCAAGAACAGATGTAAACACAGGGATTCCATTGTATTATGCTGTAAAAGCACATGGAACGGTAGTTTCTGGTAGAACCGTATCTGAAAATGTTGTAATAAGCTCTTTTGAAAAGTTTAAAAAAATTAAATTAAAAGAAGAGAACATAGTAGAAATTATATCAGTAATAGATTCTGAAGGTAGAGAGTATTATGAGGTTGAAACACTTTCACAAGATTCGGTGATGAAAGAAATAAAGAATCTTGGAAACAACACAGACGAACCAACAAGTATAATGAAGATGGTTTCTGTACCAAGAAGATTTGTTGTAGAAAATGAAATAAGAGATACCTACTTACAATTCGGATATGGGTCTGACGATACCATAGAGGACAATGTTCTTATAGACCCAGCACAATCAATAATTCAATTACATGCAAGAGATTACATTTCTGATTCATATTTTGACCCATCAGACATTAATAAGACAGATAAATTTGGTATAGGACCAGCAAATACTACATTACGCATAATATATCGAGTAACATCTGAGTCTGATTCAAATGCTGCACCAGCATCTATAAATCAAAAAATTTCTACAATTTTAAGATTTAAAGACCAAAGTGCGCTTTCGCCTACTGTCGTATCTGTAATAAGAAACAGTATTGAAGTAACAAATGAGCAGCCAATAGTTGGCGATTTAACAAATATAAATACAAGTGCAGAAGAGCTAAAAGTAAGAATTAATAATTTTTACGCCTCACAAGGGCGAGCAGTAACAATTCAAGATTATACTACCTTAGTATACTCAATGCCAGCTAGATTTGGTGCAGTAAAAAGATGTGCTGTATTGCAAGACAATAATTCCTTCAAAAGAAACATAAATATTTACGTTATATCACAAGATTCCAACTCAAGATTAGTACAAGCAAATTCTGTAATTAAACAAAATTTAAAAACATATTTATCAAATTATAAAATGATAAATGATACTGTTGATATATTAGATGCTAAAATAATTAATTTTTCAATTGATTTTGAGGTAATTGGTTCTTCTGAATTTTCTAAAGCACAAATTTTATCTAATTGCTTGATAGCAATTGCGGATAAATATAATAATAAGCTAGATATAGGCGAGCATTTGAGCATAAATGAACTCTATGCTCTTTTAAACAGAGTAAATGGTGTATCAGATGTTATTTCTGTTGAAATGAGATTAAAAAATGGAAGTGGCTATTCTAGTACATTTTTAAATTTTGCTAAACAAACATCTCCAGATGGTAGATTCATTCGTTGCCCAAAGAATGCAATTTTTGAGTTACGTAATCCTGCTGCCGACATTAAAGGAATCATAAGATAATGGCTATAAAAAGATATTATGCCTCTGCTGATACCACAATAACAAATGCTTTTAAATCAAATGGTATCTATCGTGGTGTTAGCGGTAATATGGGACAATCTGACATATTAGAAGTGTTTTCTTTATATGATGAAGTATCTACTGGTAGTAGAGAGTTGTCTAGAATACTTATACAATTTCCCATATCTGATATTGTGCAACATAGAAATAGTAATATGCTACCAGCTAGCGGTTCTGTTTCATTTAAATTAAAACTTTATAATGCTCCAACAAACAAACCATTAGCTACCGATTATGTACTTGAAGTAAAAGCTGTGTCTGGCTCTTGGGATGAAGGTCGCGGTTTAGATATGGAGGAATACACCGATATAGATACCGCTAACTGGTTAAATAGAGCCTCTTCAAGTTTGGGAACTTCAAGTTGGGTGACGAGTGGAGGAGATACACACGCTTCCCCAATATATACACAATCTTTTACTGGTATTGAGAATCTAGATATCGATGTTACTGGACTAGTAGAGCAATGGATTTCTGGTACAAAGAATAATCATGGATTTATGGTTAAAATGTCTTCTTCAATAGAAGAAGATGATGCCTCTTATTATACAAAAGAGTTTTTTGCTAGAGGTAGTCAATTCTTTTTTAAACGTCCAATTTTAGAGGCTCAATGGAATTCAGCTAGAAAAGACCAAAGAGGTTCTTTTTATGCAAGCTCTTCATTATCCGACAATAATAATAATACTATATACCTCTATAATCGAATCAGAGGCCAGTTAAAGAACATTCCAACAGTAGGTACTGGTAATGTATATGTTAGAGTGTATGACGCTCCTACGGGCAGTAGCTTGGTCACAAACACGGTTATTACTGGTGGGTGGGTATCTACTGGCATATACACAGCTTCTTTTGCTCTTAACACCACCTCTTCACAAGTATTTGACAGATGGTTTAATTCTGGTTTGTCCATTTGTTATCATACTGGTGCAATCGATGTAATCCAACAGGATGCAGAAGATTATGATTTAACAACAAATTATGTTGTTTCTTTGATAAATTCAAAACCTTTTTATACTCAAGATGAAACTGCAAGATTCCGTTTCTTTATCCGCAATAAAGATTGGAATCCCACTATTTACAATGTAGCCACTAGTGAAGTGGAAACGTTAACTATAGAGAGTGCGTCTTATAAGTTAGTCAGAGTATCAGATAATTTAAAAGTAATTGATTATGGAACTGGCTCAAATTTACATACCATGTTAAGCTACGATGTATCTGGAAATTATTTCGACCTTGATATGAATATGTTAGAGCCAAATTATATGTATCAAATTTACTTGACATTTTTTGATTCACAGACTAATTCATGGAGAGAGCAAAAAAATAGTTTCAAATTTAGAGTAGAGAAGAATGAGCCTTAAAGAACTATTCCAAACAACCGTTAAAAACGAAAAACTTACAAACGAAGAAATAAATTCTGATTTACGTTCTGATAATTTTATTGAAGAACAAATAGAGAATCAAACGTCTTTCGTTCCAAACATAGATTTTTCAAACCCAGCAAATTTTGCTTTTTTTGGTTCTGCTGAGAAATATTATTCAGACGCATTTGACAGAATATTAAATCTATATCCATACGATGGTTCAACTTCTGAAAAGTTAAAATGGCGCAATGAATCCACTTTAATTGATAAATGGGTATTTGATAATCAATATCCAAAATCTACTGGTTATGCTACGTTTTCAGCAAATGGTTGGGGGACTTTGGTTGGTTCAAAAGTTTCTGGCTATGGTCTTCCATCTTCTCAAGAATATATCTTTGTAAAAGGCACATTGAATACTGGTTCTATACAAGCCAATAGTCTCAAAGACAGCTTTGATACATCAAACAAACTTGATTCAACAAATAACAGACTATCTAATCTATATGTAAATGGTTCTACTGGTTTTACTTTAGAATTTTGGTTAAATAAAAATTCTTTTGACACAACAAAAACAGAAAAAGAAGTCATATTTGATTTGTGGAACAATGAGGATACTTCTAGTGTTTCTTATGGAAGAGTTACGCTAGCACTAACTTCATCTGGTGGTTTTTTACTTACAGTTCGTTCTGGTTCTGATGGTGTTAATAATCTACAATTAGGCTCTGGCTTAAGTGTTCTTGGCGGCTGGCATCATTATGCAATAAACGTAAAAAACTCAGATTCCAGTAACTTATCGGTTTCTTTGTATCGCGATAGCCAAGTTTATCAACAAACAAATTCTGGCACCGATATAGAATCACTAGCTGGTGCAATTACGGCGCACATAGGGTCACTCAGAACTGCTATAGATGGTACTTCTACTGCAATCGGATACGGCAAGCTAAGTGCATCATTAGATGAATTTAGATTTTGGAAATCTTCAAGAACATCTCAAGACATTGGAAGATATTGGTGGACCAATGTAGATGGTGGTTCAAATACTGATGATTATGCTACCAATTTGGGTGTTTATTATAAATTTAACGAAGGTATAGTTGGTACAACAAATCGCGACCAAGTTGTAATTGATTACTCTGGTCGTACCACAAACGGCTATTGGTATGGATATACAAATACTTCAAGAAATACTGGTAGTGCTATAAATCTTTATGGTTCTAGTTTCACAGAAATTGGTGACCCTATTTTATACTCAACTCACACAAATGTATCCAACAAATTAACTGAACTTCAAGCTAGTGGTTCGTTACACGATTTAAATAATTCTACATCCTTATATAAATTAATTCCTAGCTGGATTACTGAGGAAGATGAAGAGTCTGGTGAGCAATTAAATAATTTAACACAAATAATTTGTAGCTATTTTGATACCGTTTATTTGCAGGTTCAATCTTTAACAAAATTAAAAGATAATCTATCAACGTTATCTAAAGTCCAAGGTATTATTGAAGGCGACTCTGAATTAAACGAGGTTATCGGTACTTTTCAGACTTCAAATAAGCCATTACCATTTGCTAAGACATTATTAGTATCAAATGGCATAATCACTCCAGAGTTATTTGCAGATGCTAGCATTTTAGAAAAATTTCTAGACAGAAATGAAGATATTAATTTTGAATCATCATTATCAGATATAAAAAATAATATTTATAACAATATCTATTCATCGTTAATTAATGCTTTTAAAACAAAAGGAACCAAAAAATCATATAAAAATATATTGCATTCTTTTGGTATTGATGAAAAATTAGTTAAAATTAACACATATCCATCAAACACAACTTATACATTTGATAATAATACTAACAATATAGCACAAAAAAGAAAAGTAATTAATTTTAACGAAGCAGATAGATATTCTGCTACTATTCATCAATATTATGATTCAAGCAACTCAAATACTCGGTCCTTTATCACAGGCTCTGTAGTTAGTAGTTCAATTACGGTCGAATGTGAAACAATATTCCCATTAAAAGTATTTAATGATGAATTATTTGATGATACTCCATTTACTCAAACGTCGGTATTTGGTTCACATACCAATAACGGTAGTAATACTAATTTATCTTGGGCTACTTTTGATTATTTTAACTTTGTTGTAAAAGCTAATAGAAATGGTGCAGAAAGTAAAGATGCGTATTTTCAATTAGATTCAACATTACTTACTTCTCCCTTAACAACACCTGTTTTTTATGATGTGTATAATAATGAAAAATGGAATTTTATAGTAAGAATATCACCAGCAAAATATGAAAACTCTTCTTTAATAACATCATTAAATAGTGATTATACAATTGAATTTATTGGTATAAATTCTTTTGGTAATACGGTACAAAACTCATTTACACAATCAGCAACCATAAGCAGTATTGCAGCAGAACGAGCAATACAGGCAAACAAATCTTTGTTTGTTGGTGCATATAGAAATAACTTTACCGGTTCGATAATAAACTATGCAGATTCAAAAGTTTCTTATTTAAGATTTTGGACAACAAAATTAACCGACGAAACAATTTTACAACACTCGTCTGATTCGTACAACTATGGTACAAAAAATCCAGCCAACAACTCATATTTAAACTCGTCAAATATTATACCAGAAATAGATACGCTTGTATTGGATTGGTCATTTAATCAAGTTACAGGGTCAGATGGAAGTGGACAATTTATTGTACAGGATTTAACTTCTGGTTCTATAAATCAAAACAAGGGTTATGATACTTGGTTTAATAATATTTCAAAATATCAATATACTGGTCGTGGTTATAATTTCTTAGCAAACGATAATTCTTTTGTAAGTAATGAATATGTTGTTGCCGATAAATTAAAGTTACCAGATACTATTAATAGCTCGGATATGATTAATATTTTGACAGAAGATGATGAATTATTTACATCCGATTCAAGACCAGAAATTTATGTTACAAGATTTGAAAAGAGCATGTACCAAACAATCTCTGAAGAGATGATTAATATGTTTGGTACTATGGTTAAATTTAATGATTATGTTGGTAGACCAGTACACAAATATCGTGCAGAATATAAAGATTTAAGATACTTAAGAGAATTATTCTTTGCAAAAGTACAAAACGAACCAGATTTAGACAAATATTTAGAATTTTATAAATGGTTTGATGATGCAGTTGGTGTATTTTTAGCCCAATTAACACCAGCAACTGCACAAATTTCTTCTAAACTTGAAAATACAATTGAAAGCCATATTCTTGAAAGACAAAAATACCAACACAAATATCCTAAAATTAATTCTAAAGCTCAAGACCCAGAAGATGGTGCTAATGGTATTAATGCACATTTGTTTAATTGGAAATATGGTTCACGCCCAATAAATGGCTCACAAACAACAAACAATTTGTATTGGAAAGAGTTGGCCGAAAGAGATTCGGCAGATGTAACAAGAACTGCAATTCATTCTGCTTCTTTACAGGTTTTAAACAGAAGATTTTCAACTGCCTATAATTTCAATGCTGTTCAAGATAAAACATTAAAAGGTGGTGTAAATTTTGAACAAAATAAAAGACTTGATTTTGTTAAAGTAGTTACCGCCCCTCACGGAGCCTTAGACGAGACTGAATCTTCTCCCGGTGTTTTTCCACCCGCAAACGTATTGTTTATGGGTGTAGAAAATTCATCTTCTACGTTTTTCGTACCAGAAGACCCAGTTAATCCTTTAAAGAAAAGAAAATATAACTTTACTACTATCAACGTTAAAGACTATCAACCAAATGAACTTTTATATACTCATAGATTGGATAGCACACTAGTCGCACCATTAAATCTTATAAGTGCTAGTGTCCAAGGAGGATATCAAACTGACGTTACCAACAACTTCTTAAGCGGTGTTGTTATAACAAATATACACAACGATACTTATGGCGATTCTGGTGAAATCCCAATGCAAGGCCCATTTACTTCACAATGGGTTGGTGGCAATCAATCGCGCCATATTGATTTAAATACTGGTAATGATTCATATCTTACAAGACCAGAAGCTTGGAAAATAGTTTATGGTGCAATAAACTTACCAGATGCTGATGGAAATCCAACTCAAACAGAATTTCAACAGGCTATTGGATATGTTGGAGCGGACTATCCGTATCCAGAAGGTAATGATTTCCTACCATCTTACCCAGTAGTTGCACACAAAAGAGCAACATATACGAGAGAAGAATTAGCTAAACGTCCTGTTAATATCAAAAATATTCAAACTCTTACAAGTTCTGCTGCTAGAATTGGTAATTATACAAGTAACTATGAAGTTGTTCACACATTTGGAAGAACAAACAATAATAGAGAATTAATAGATGCTATTAATCCATCGATACAGACAGAACTATCTGGTGTGTTCAGAAGCAACTTTAATGATGGTAGAGTAGATTTTACTTTACCAACAAGACAGATATTAAAAACTGTTGTTGGCTGTAGATTTTCTGCCCCCGGTGGATATAGATATTCATCAAGAGGATATATGAATAGATATGCTGAAGAATTATCGGCATATAATGCTATGTCTTTTAGAAATAGAGAGTTAATTGGAGTTCCTCACGGAGTTGGCAGTACCCCAAATGTTGAATTAGTTAGTGGTATTTTAGGAATTGGCTTACTCAATCATTTAACTACTCACTCGGAAAGAGGCTATTATGGTGTATCTGGTGTTTATGAAACATCAGCTTCTTTTCACAAAACAAATAAAAACACCAAATATAAAGTTTCTGCTCCAGAAGATGCTAAAGATGCAGATTTAGAACCTGTTTATGACAATGGTTTTATAACTCACCAAATTCCTCAAATAGATGCTAACTATTCTTGGTTACGTAATTCATTGGTTTCTGGTGCCGTTAGTGGAAACATTGCATATATGGGACACGATATTGGATTAACATATCCAACTGGTACAAGAAACTCGGACACAATTTCATATTCAACAATACAACAAGGCATTATAGGATTAAATAGTGGTGCCTATGGCGACGTATATTATGGGGATATAAGTGGAACTTCCTTTATACCAGTAGATTTTGTCGGCCTTCATACAGTTGTTAAGGATGAATTAAGCGGCAATTTTTATCCAAAAACTTTAGGTCAACCATCTTTGGATAACTATCTGTTTGATGGATTGGCAATAAATGCAGATATTGTATCAATTGAGGATACTTCTATAAATTATGTAAACTCAAACAAATATCCTTTAAATCAAGTAAGTGAAAATTCTTTTTCTAGTTCTTTTATTGGGTCTAATGGTACTAAGTTGTATGCATTGGGAAGAAATACAAGAGCATTGTATGAATACAACCTAACAACAGCGTGGGACACAAACACAGCAACTTATGTGGGTAAAAATAAAGTTATTAGTAGTTCAGCAATCCCAGAAACAGGTTCTGTTGGAATTTATTGGAAATCTGATGGAACAGTATTGTATTTGTTGGGTCTTCAACAAAGTAAAATATATGCATTAACTGCTTCTATTGCATGGGATGTTACTAGCTTAAACACATCTACTATTGCCAATACCTGTTCGCTAAGTCAAAGTGCGCTCGCGGGAGGTAGCTCCTTTAATGAGACTACTTCTTCGCAAATGTATTTTACTAATGACGGATTGAGGATGTATGTAACAAATCAATCAGCAAACTTGATACATCAGTTTACCCAATCTGGTACTCCTTGGAACTTATCGACATATAGATATGATGGTAATCTTAATATTAATACTGCAACTTCTGGCCGCCCCGGTGGCCCAATTTCAAATGTATTTGATATTCAATTTGTTAATAATGGAAAATCTTTTTATATTTCTGATTTAACAGGTTCATCTGGTGTACCACAGATTTATAGATTTAATATACCAAATCCATTAGATGCATATAATATTAAAGGGACAATAGTTGAAGATGGTGCTAAAAACTTATTACCAACAACTACACCAAGCACGCAATTAAAATTTCAATTTAAAAATGATTTTACAAAATTATATGTTTTAAACTTTAATCAAATAACTCAATATGGCTTAAGAAGTGATTATGATTACTATGCTAGAATATTAAATTCAATATTATTAAACAGAAATGGTACATATGGATACCCAATATTTAAGCAAATAAGAACTGGTGATGCTAAATCAGCTAAAAGTATGAAAGCATTGTCTTTAATAACAAATACTAAAAAAGTTCAAACTAGCGCAAATAGCCATAAAGAGAACGTTTTTGAAGATATTACAAATGTATATAGAGAACCCGCAGTAACTGTATCTAGACCAATAGTTGCAATTATAACAGATACTCAAACAAATACACTAATATTTATTAAACATACAGATATTAATAATATTATTAATTTTGCAAATAAACAATTAAATGCAGATTTGAATCTTGAAAACTATAGTTCTACTAATCAACCTATAGATAAATTAATAACACTTCTCTCAAGTCCTCAAAATACAAGATTTAAATTAAAAAAATTAGTAATATCACAAGATGTATATCCAAAAATTGAAAATGCTGGTCTTATAGATTCTAGAAATAGAGCACTATTTTCATTCCCTTATAACTCTGATAGATTTTCAAGAAATACTATAGATGAAACACCAACATTTACAGAAGGTACTGAGTTGCAAAATATTAACTCATTAAATTATAGTGGTAAATCGTCTTTGTTTACTTTCCCAAGGTCACCAGCTATACATTTTTCAACCAAAGGAGATTATGTATTTTTTACTGATTATACCTCCTCTGGTACTCCTTCAATCAAGGTGCGTTCTTTATCTACACCTTGGGATATTACCACAGTAGGTCCGACTAATATAAATTCAAGAAGACTTATCTCAACAGAGATTACAAGTTATGTAGTCACAAATAATCCACAAGATATTTATATTAGAGACAATGGAACAGATTTTTATATTTTAGCTGGTACTGAATCAAATACCACCTCTTCTCATACAATACAAAGAGTGACGTTTGCGACACCATACAATTTAGCATCAGCAACCACTTATAATGGAATTGTTAAAGTTACTGGTTCATTTCCAACTGCATCACATCAACCACAAGGATTTTATTTTAAACCAGATGGTATGAGAGTATATGTTGTTGGTTCTGGTAGTTTGGGAGTTATTCAACAATTTAATCTAACTTCTTCGTGGTCACTACCACCTGCTTTTTCTGCATCACAAGTTACATCTTCAAATATATATGCACCAGACACTAACTTAAGTTCAATATCGTTCACTAATGACGGTAGATTTTGTTATCTTCTTGGAAAAACAAGTAAAAAAATCTATGAATATAGATTATCTACAAGTTGGGATATTCAATCCTGTCAACTAGTTGGTTCTAAAGATATTTCACTACAAACATTTTTACTAGAACCAGAAGGACTTTATTTCAAGCAAGATAAAAGAATACCAGCAATTTATGTTACTACTAACGGAGAATCAACATTTCAATATGATGGTCCATATACGACAGCAACAAAACCACTATTATCTCAATCCGTATGGCCTTTGGATGGTGCTTATCCATACAATACTTCCTCTAATGGGTTAAATTCTGTTGTCGGTATATTACAGAATAACAATACTTATGTCTCTTCTTCTACAGCCTTATCGTTGTTTGCAAATGAAAACTATTTGTACCCATCGCCATTATTAGCAAATAAACTAACATCATACTCTTATTATTCTGCTATTAATCCTACTTTGCCATCAAATGCAAAATATAATGTTTATTATAGCGCATCTTTGGATTCAGATTTTGCGATTGTACAAACCACTCTTTCCTCAACATTACCATCAGATAGAGTTTTGCAACCAACACAAATGTTTTATAACAATACTCCTTGGACAGCGGCATCGTTAAGAGGCAAGGGTCCATATCCCAATAGTTACGAAGATTCTTCACAATATTCTAAATTAAAAACATTACAACATACTTTAATACCAGAGTTCATAGTTTCATCAAAAGTTCAAGATTATTTAACAAGATTCAATCAATCATCTACATTTATTGATGAAAATTTCTTATCAATTACTGGTACTGTGTTGAATTCATCTACAGATTTAAACTTTTATGAACAGTATGCACACACAAATAACATAGAAAGAATACGTGATATTAATAATAAAATAACAAATTCTAAGTTAAAAACAAAGAAAAGTATTAAACTAACTTTTGAAGGGTTATTAAAGTTTACACCATATGAAGGATTTTACCCAGTACAAAGAACACTAGATATTGTAGAGCAATTTAATAATTCTTACGGAGAAAATATAAAGTATACTTCCCTTGCCGCTAGTGCATCTGGTACACCATCAAGTGGTAGTGAAAAATTTCCTTCTCCAGTATCCTTCCAAGAGAGTAAACAATATGGCTTGCGCTCAATACTCACTCCATTATTCGCTCCCGGATTATTATACAACACTATAAAGTCTGGTATTGCTGTAGATTATCCAATAATAACATCTTCTGTTTCATCATCAGAATTTTATCTTGTTTCTTCAAGCAATATATCTGCACAATCTTACAATAGAAGTAGTAAAACACCTTTAATAGCGAATAACAATTTTAATATAAGATTACCGTTTGAAACATTAATAGAGCCAGAAAATTATATTAAAAATTTAATATTTATTGACCAAGTTCCTTCTAGTAGTGCCTACAATATGGCTTTAAATGTTTCCGCTTCTTGGAATGGAAATGGAGATTTTTATTACAAATATATGATTAATAATTTCCTAGCAGAAATTCCAAACTTCTTTTTACAAAATGAAAAATTATCAGCACTAAAATCAAATGTAATTATTGGTAACAATATAACCATTAAATCTCAAGATGTTGGAAAAGAATTTGCAGCTATAGTAAAACTAAAGAAAACAATTAACGAACAGTCAAGAATAACTGCTGACGTAATCAATACTTTAACAGATGTTACAAGTATCAATGCAGCTACTGAGTTATTGAAGGATTCTTATAACTATCCAAGACCACAAAAGTTTGGAGAAGAAACCATTACTACCTATTCAAATCCAAGTGCCTTTGGTCCTCTGTGTGCTGGTGGTATTAATTCCGGTTCAGCATTAACAAATCACTATACATTTAACAAAGTAGATGGTACAAGTGGTTATAACCCATCTTTCACACCACCATACTATGATGGTGAAGCTTGGTTATTACTAACTTACAAACCAAAACAATCTGGTAGCTTTAATTTAGACCAAATAATTAATGATATAAGTTCATCTTATTTACGTTACGAGTTCAATCAATATGCTGGTCTTCCAATAGAACAGGGATTCTATACTTTTGATGGTATACAATCAAATAGTGTTGGACCACTAGCATGTTTTTCAAGTTCTACTGGAATCGTAGATAGGTTGAATGCAAACTCAATGCAACTATCAGCTAGCGTATTTTTGAAGGTTGATAATATAATTCCTCAATTAGATTCCGACAGATTGGCAGAAGGTTCATCGAACTTGTCAATTGCTGACCGCAAGCAATTAGTTATTAGTACAAAATTTGAAACTCCAATTCTTGATTTTAATTACGGAAGAATGATAGATGAATTAAGTTCTTCGCACATATCAGTAATGGGTGCTTTTGAAATAAGTGGAGGTTCACATATAAGTTCTTCTACTGGTATTCCAAAGGACTTAGGTATATGGCATCAATATGGCTTATTACCAAGAGATAATGCAGGTATTTATTTAACAATCGAAGATATGCCAGATTCCTACAAAGCATATGGTAGAAAGACCGGTATTGTACTCACAGCTTCTGCCTTTACACCAAATAGAGATGTATCAAACACAGGCTCTTTACTATCTTTACTTGGTGGCTTTGAGAACACCGAAGTTAAACTCGGAACTCTAGCAGATACAAAAGTAATTAAAGAGGCAATTGTTGCAATCCCATTTACTATTATTGATGGTAAAAGAAAATATTTTGAATTAAGTGAAGAAACAGTAGAAAATTATAAATCTAATAAATTAAGTGGAATTTCTTCTTCTATTGTAAAACAATTAAATTCAATGAAAGAGTATATTTTCCCACCACAATTTGATTTCTTACAAAATAATGTAACACCAATTAGTATGTACGTATTTGAATTTATTCACAAGTTTTCCAAACAAGACCTACAGGATATGTGGCAAAATATAATGCCAGAGTTAGGAGAACAAGACAAATGGAAGATTCAAACAAAAACAATTAAACATGAAATTAAAGAAGGGGCATTGTTGTCTGATATTGATAATATAGACAATCTTCGTTGGCTAGTGTTTAAAGTTAAAAAACGTGCAGAAGGAAGTTATTATCATATGATAGGAAAGAACTTTGTTAACCAAGCAGAGTGGGAAGATACAAGTATACCAAACTATACTTATAACTGGCCTTATGACTTCTTTACCATCATAGAAACTGGTAAACTAACTGCCGAATTAGAAATAGAAGAAGAACCATAACAATAATTAACAACTTAAACTATTTAAAGTATGGCTACTTTTTTTGATTCTAAACAAGAAGTTATTGATTTTCAACTAACTCCTCATGGCAAAAGATTATTGAGCAAGGGTAAATTTAAACCAGCTTTTTATTCTTTTGTTGATGAAGGCGTTATTTATGATAGCAACTATTTTTCTGCCTCTACTAATCAAAACGATATTGAATCGCGCATACAAGACCAAACACCAGTTCTCAAAGTATCTCCTTTGACTTATGGTATAGAAAGAGATTTAAAGAGCAAAGGAAATGTTAGTGAGAAATTACTCGTAGATAAGTTGTCAGTATTATCAAATTCTCAAATTGGTTCAGAATATGCTCCAAGCTGGAATGTCTCTTTGTTAAAAAATACAATCATAAACACACAACCATATTATACTTCTTCTGATGGGTTTTATATAACAATACCACAGATTAACATTTCTTGTTCTTATATTGAACAAATTAGATTAGATTCACTTTATATTCAAGCAAAACAACTTTTTACTGAGGAATCCTATGAAGGAGATACAACTTCGTTTGAAACTTCTCCATTAGGTCTTTTATCGTCAGAAAATATTTCACCAACATCACTTGAGATTCAATCAAAAATAGAAGGTAAAAAATCAACATTTTTAACTTCTAAACACTTTGAAGATGGCACTATATTTACTATTGAAGAAGATGAAATAGTAATAGATTTAACACAATTTAATGTTGGTTTAGATGAAGAATATGAAATTGAAGTTTTTAAATTTGAAAAAGATAAGAATAATAAAGAAATTATAGTTCCATTAGATTTTATGTTTAAAGAAAATGAAAACATTATTGATGATTTGTTGATTGATGTATCAGAAAATTTTACAACTTTACAATTGGATGATTTAAAAGTTGAGTATTTCATTAATTTAAATGTTGATAAAGAAATAGAACAGAGAATAGTTTGCGATTATATTGTTCCACTAACAAAAGGAAAGGGTGTGAATAATAATTTAATTTGTAAAAATTCTGAAAATAAAATCAAAACTGGTAAACTATATAACAACAATGGTTCTGACTTTGGAATTTTGCCAGATGGTCAAATTCAAAATAATAGTGTTGGGGCGATTGACCCTGTTTCAATATCTAATAAGGTAATTTGCTAATGTCTGTTTTCCCTCAAATAAGATTTGATAAAGTTACTCTAACTGGTGGTTCCAAGGCAATCGTAGTTAATGACCCTCATATAGATGTTACAGATGGTCCTTTGCTTTTAAGAGAAGGAGTGTTTACAAAAAGAAATGATTTTTATGATGTAAACATTCAGTTATCAGCATTTGAAAACGGCTCAGTAACAGGTCCATCAAATTGGTTAAAAAATATTGAATATCTTAAATATATAAAAATTGCTGCTTTTATAAGTTTTTATGAAAATAAAGAAACTGGCGAAGTACCACAAAACTATACTACTAATGATATTTTAAAACTATCTTCTGAGAAAGAAAAAAGAGAAATAACTAATTCAATAATTTATGATTCTCTTGGGCTTTCAAAGACACCCTACAATATCGTTTCTAAACCAGAACAATATGAAGTTTTTTCTTTTGGACAATTAATAAATTCTCAAGATGATTATATAAAATATCAATCTGACGATGGTAATTACATAATTCCATTAAAAATGACTCTTAAGTTTCCAAAAGAAACAAACCATTTGCAAATTTTTGCCATTCCTTTTTTAGATTTAGAAGCATTAGCTTTTGATTATAAGATTGATATTAAAGGAACTATACAGTTAAAAGATGTTTTAGAAGACCCATTTTATTATACATTAAATGTAATAAAAGATGGAAAATCACAAGATTCTGATATTATTGTTAATAACATAATAACAGATGATATTGCAAAGATAAATTTAAAATTACCAAAAGACGATATTTTACCAAATTTAAATATTGATAAAAATAAAGTGTTTAATTCAACAAGTATTTCAAATTTATATCGAACAAAAAATGAGCTAAATCAAGATGTATTATTTTTC